CTGAGATTCAATAATCTTATTCCAAATTGTTTGAGCCTTAACTTTCTTACCTAAACCAAGTTCAACAGCTTTGTTATAATTTGATTCATACTCATCACCATAAGTTTCTTGTAATGGTTTAATACCTGCTTTGATAATATCGTTAGGACAAAACAAATACCAATCACTATTGTTCTTAACCGCATTCATAAAGTTGTCCGGTAACCAAATTGAGGTAAATAAATCTTTCGCTCTCAACTCTTCAGCACCCGTATTCTTTTTGATTTCAAGTAAGTCAATTATGTCTTTATGCCAAGGTTCAATGTAGATAGCAGCACTACCCGGTCTTCTACCTTGTTGATTAAAGAAACGAAGAGACTCATTCACAATTTTAAGATATTTTAATAATCCACCAGCAAATCCACCTGATGAATTAATACGACTCTCTTTACTACGAATATTAGACATACATAACCCAATTCCCGCAGCATCTGAAGAATATGTTGAGATGTCATTTAATGTATCTAACAATCCCTGTCTTGAATCCCCGTTATTATAATGTAACACACAAGAAGCCAATTGAGGTGTTTTAGTACCAGCATTAATCATAATTGGTGTTGCCGGAGAAATAAGTTGATTAGATAATGAATTATAGTATTCAACAGCCTCCTCATATGAATTAGTAACCCATAGAGCAACTCTCATGTACATATGTTGAGGTCTTTCAATTACCTTACCTTCAGGAGTTTTCAACAAATACATTTCTTGTAATGATTTCCACGCAAAATAATCAAAATTGTAATCATTATCGTGATTAATTACAGAATCAATATTTTCTGTTCCATATTCTTCAATAGTTTTCATCAACACATCGTTAATAATTCTATCAACATGTAAAGTATGCATTGTATTACAAAAACTATTATCAGTCTCTTTATGATATGATGAAATTGCTACTGAGGATGCTAATCTTGAGTAATCATGATGACTACCGGTATAAGACGCGGCAATCTCATAAACCAATTTATCTAATTCTTTTGTAGTGATAAACCCTTCAGTTGGGACCGAAGTTATTACCTTAATAAAAATTTCATCTGAATTAACATTTAACCCTCTTGAAGCTCGTTTAACTCTATTATATATTTTTTGGGGGTTAAAGGAAACCTCTTCTCCCCCTCTTTTTTTAATTTTTAATGACATCATATTTTATTTAATTAGAAATCTTCGGTAAACGTTAATGATTCACCTAACTTAGCCTTTTGGTATTCCATAGTTCTTGATTCAAAAAAGTTACCCTTTGTCTCAACAGCAATTTGTTCCATAAATTTGAATGGTTGTTCAACATTAAAATGTTTTTTACACCCAAATTTAACTAATAACCCATCAGTAACAAACTCAAGATATTGTTTCATTAAGTTTGAATTCATACCAATTAAAGATACTGGTAATGATTCAGTAATAAACTCTTTCTCAATTTCTAAAGCCGATAATAATATCTCTTTAATTCTTTTTTCCGTTGGTTTATTTTCAACATGATTATTGATTAAGTGAATTGCGAAATCACAATGTAAATTCTCATCTTTAAAAATAAGACTATTTGCATTACATAATCCTTGCATAATTCCTCTTGATTTCATCCAAAAAATAGAACAGAATGAACCTGAGAAGAAGATACCTTCAACCGCCGCGAACGCGACTAATCTTTCTTGGAAGGAAGCGTTCTCAATCCAATCAAGAGCCCATTTCGCCTTCTTTTGAACCGCAGGTAATCTATCAATCGCGTGAAAACATTCGTCTTTCTCTTTATCATCAGACACATATGTATCAATTAATAATGAATACATTAATGAGTGAATGTTCTCCATCATAATTTGAAATCCGTAGAAGAATTTTGCCTCAGCATATTGAACCTCTTTTAAGAAATTCTCAGCTAAGTTTTCATTTACAATACCATCAGACGCGGCAAAGAATGCCAATACATTCTTAAGAAAATATTTTTCATTATCAGATAGGTTCTCCCAATCTCTAATATCGTTAGATAAATCCACCTCTTCTGCCGTCCAAAACGCCGCTTGATGTTGTTTATAATACTCCCATATATCGTTATGTTCTATCGGGAAAATGACAAATCGGTCATTATTTGGTTCTAAAATTTTTTCTTTCATTTTTTTTAATTTTTTTGTTGTTCTTTTTGTCTTCGTTTATCTAATAAATCTTTAATTCTTTGTCTATTTCTTTCTTCCGTTTGTTCCTCCAAACCTAAAAAGGTCACAGAACTTTCTGTATCAATTTCTAACATACTGTTATCAAATTTACAATTCTCAAATACAACCCCATCATCACCAATACGGGATTTAGTAATTGCAATAGTTGCTAGTTTCATTTCTTTTTGTTGTAACGATTTTGCCACTGAGATAATTACGTGTCCAACCTGAGCTTTCTTAATAGACCCACCCATTTGGTCAGTAGTTACAACATCTGATGAAATTGAACTTCTATTACCTTGAGTTGCCGTCCATCCAACCATGTCCAATTCATGACACATTGATTCAAACGCTCTCATAACAGAACCCTCAGATTTCCATTCATCCCCCAAGTTTTTATCCGGAACGACACAATCAATATAATCCAATAGAACCATATCAATTTTAACACCTTCTGAAACCATTTTTCTGATTTGGTTTTTAATTTGCATCATTGTCATTGTGTCAGATGGAAGTTTTTTCAAGATAAGTTTATTAGTCATTGAGTTTTTAACCTCATTTACTTTAATAATTACCTCATCTTTTCTTTTTGATAATTCATCCGGGTGAATTTTTGTCCACAATGTAATATGTTTTCTTTGAATAATTTTTGGATTATCTTCAAAAAATATTTGTAATACATTGTATCCCAAATTAAAAGCGTGATTTGATATTTTCGTTAATAATGTTGATTTTCCAACACCTGTTGGTGCCAAAACAACCCCAATCTCACCCTTCGCTAAACCACCTTTTAAGAGTCTATCTATACCCGGAATACCCATTGGTATCGGATGACGATAATCTTCATTTAAAACATCATCCAAGTTGTGGAAAACATCTTCAGTACCCTTGTCTAACTCACCCACTTGAAGGGCTTTACTAACCAATTGTTCTAAAGTGTCATAATTTTCAAATTCACCACCATCGATGATTTTTTGTGCCTTAACCATTACTTTCTGTAACTCTTGTTGTTTACAGAATTTCATAGATTTTTCTTGTACAAACTCCCCTCCTTCTGTTGGGACCTCTTTCACTTTGTTAAGTGTATCAATAACAATTTTTGACGCTGTAGCCTGTTGTAATTCAGATTTAGTAATTTGTTCCAACGTATCAAATGTTGGTGTATGTTCGTATTTTGAGTAATATTCTTTAATCATCTGAATGATGATTTTGAAATATTTATTCTCAAAATAACTTGTTTCAATCACATCAATAATTGACCTAGAGAAGTCTTTATCAATGACGATTTGGTTTAATAATTGTAGCTGAAATGTGCTACCTAAGTAATCAAAATTTTTGTTTGAAGTCATATATTTTCTTTTAGTGTATTAGATAAATACTACACACTTAGACTAACATCTAGATAGTCATATGTTAAATTTTTGTCAGAAAAAATGTCAGTCAGTGACATAAGTAAGTTTTTTAGGTGTGGTCGTACATCCACAGTGTATCTTACCTTCGGAGGGTATATTTTAGCATCCACTTGTCTATGACAAATTGTCACGTCATTTTGTTTAATAAAAATATTAAAGTACTCCGGACCATCAATATATGATGTTTCTAAAATAGCCGGATTGTTAATAATTTCGTACATATTATCCGTCATATATGTAACAGTTTTCAATGATAATTGAGTTTGGATATCGTCCTTAAACTCACGAATTAAGTCATATAATTCTACTGAATTTTTTGCTTTTTCGTTAAATTCTCTTACGTTAAAAAATCTCTGTACAATGATGTTATCATTTACCATCATTAAGAATTCTAATTTTACCGATTCTTGGTCTTTCATAATTTTAATTAATTGTTTTTATAATTTCGTTTTTCTTTTCTTGTTAATTTCATAAAGGGTCTAACAAAATTCACCCACGCATCATCACCTTTTGGTAGATACTTAAAAAACCCGTCTTCCATCATCATTTTAATTAATCCCTTATGACCCCTACCATCAGGGTCTAAAGTTTCTTTATAATATAACTCAACAAGCTCTTTAGCGTCATCAGTTATTAATGGAGAAGACAAATTTATGATTTTTTCGTTAATAACAAAAAATTCTTCACCATAAATTCCACTCTTTGTTTTACCCGACAAAAGATTTTGTAATGTCTTATTCCCTTTGTTCTCCTTTAATAGGTTATCAGCCTTTTCTAAAATATCGGTAATAGAAACCGGTTTTTCAAGTAGCTCAGGAAAAAACTTTATAAGTGTCTTTTCACCCAACCCTGAAATACCATCAATGTTGTCCGATTTATCCCCCGACAATATTTTATAAGTTTTAATGTTTTCGTGGGGAAACTCGTAAAAATCACATTTGATTTTACTTCCTAAATGATAAGTTTGTTTGGTTCTCGGATAAAACACCGATACCTTGTCCGATATAAGTTGGGTAAGGTCTTTATCCCCCGAATAGATGGTCTTTTGTTCGTTTTCCGAGATTTGGCAGTAATAAGCAATCAAATCATCCGCTTCATTATTATCAATGTTGATTTGTCTTATATAACAATCCTCCAAGTATTGTTTGATTCTTTCTTTCTGCTCAGTGAAAGAATCTAACTTATACTCGTTTTCTCTGTCTCTACGATTTTCTTTATATTGGGGATAAATAAGTTTTCGAGTAGACGAATTATCATCACCATCCCACATAACAACAACCTTATCAAAGTTTTGTTCGTCTATGAAACGCCTGATGGTATTAATGAAGTGCCATAGGGCACCTATATGTTTTCCGTTATGATAATAATCTTTTACTCCGTGGAATCCAATTTTTGTTAAATTGTTACCATCCACTAATAGGGTTTTAACCACTGGTTTTGTTTGTATTCGTTACTAATCTTTTTCTTCCACTTCTTTCAAATCAAAATCACCATCTGTTCCGATGATATTCTTCCAATATTCAGAGTATTCTTTTTTATACTTCTCAATAGACGCTTTTTCTTCGGTAGTTTCTTTACCTGCCAAGAACCCGTGAGGCGTTACAATAATCTTACCATCTTCATAACCCAATCCATTGATGTGGTTTTTCATTACCGATATTTTAGTTCTCACAGCAAATTTGATAGTTCTTTTATCTTTAGTCGCAGTAATCTTTGTTGTTCCCGCACCTTTCTCATTCCCAAAACGGAAAACTAATGAAGAGTTTAACCAAATTGCCTCACCACCTTTAGCTTTAATTTTAGGTTGTCCAAAAGGATTATCCGGAAGTTCAACCCAAGGTTGGTTAACAATAACTAAAGTGTTTTCGTATTTAGAATCCGCTTTACGACTTCCCGAAATTCTTTGATTAATACCCATACCAATTTTGTCAGCCAATGCCGCAGCATTATGTTGTTTTCCACCTTTACCCTCATAAGTCATTTTACAAGGAACAGAACCAACAGAATCCCATAAGAATAGTAAACTATAATCTAATTCACCTTTCTCTTGAGCATCTAATAATGAATTAATGTAATCAGTAATTTGTTCAATATAATCAAAGTTATTATTGAAGATGTAAAATCCGTCCCATTCTAATTCACCGGTTTCTTCGTCAACCATTTCTTCACAATCAAACCCCATGAGTTTCGCATGTTCAAATGACCATTTTTGTTCAGTAATGATGAATACTGGTAATATTTGTTTTTTCTGAGCATCAACCGCACATTTCACCAATGCAGTTGTTTTACCTGTATCAGAGTGACCCAAAAACATATTTAAATGTCCTATCGCCGGACCAGGAATACCAACAGCGTCCAAAAAGTCAGGACCTAAATCAAAAAACCTTTGTGGTTTATATTTTGCTGATGTTGAGAATTTATCTTTAATCGATTTAAAATCGTGTTTTTTAATCGCCATATGTCTATGTTAATTTAATTTTTTAGTTTATTTAGACAAGTTGAGCACCGAGTAATCCCGGTGCCCAAGTTATATGTCTAATAAGTTTTGTTTGATTAGAACGGCATTTCATCATCCGCATCGTCATTCGCTTGTGGGTCAACAGGTGCAGATGGTTTACCACTACCTCCAAATGAAGATTCACTATCTTCATCGTTTCCATAAACATAACCACCTTTTTCGGTACTCCATTTAGGACTTTCACCTCTTGCAAGAGCTTCTAAATACTCAACAGGTTTTTTAGAATAAACATCTTCCCAAGTTAATTCATCATTAACCCATTCATCACCAATAGCTTTATTCTCATGAATTGCAGATGGGTCGTCATACATAACAGTTTGGATTACAGTGTAAAAAGCTCCTTTTGGTGTTTTCGCTTTAGTTAATTCCAAAATAATATCTCTACCTTTTTCAGGGTCGGCGATATCACCTTTGTTTCTGTAGATAGGGATAATTTTATCTAAAATACCTTCATTTTTGTAGTTATCTTTAAACCTCCAAAATTTAACACCATCAGCCTCATTATCTCTATCAATAACTTTTACGATGTAAAATTTACGAGATAAGTACTGTTTAGCTAATTCTTTATCAGAATCTCTACCTGTTGAACGCAATTCTTCGTAAACCTCATTTAAAGGTGAACGTTCATTATCGTTTTTTCCTGGGTCATAAAATTTTTGGAATTTTCCATCAACTTGGATTTCGTGATACCAAACAACTTTGAATGGTGAAGAACCATCTTTGGTTGGTAAAATCCTTAATCTTCGCTGCCCTTGAGTTTCCTTATCTTGAAGGATTGCCGCGAAGTATTTTTTCATTCTTTCTTCTTGTGTAAATTTTGAGGTAGAAGAAGAACCTCCTTGTTTTGATTGCTCATATTGAGCCAAAACTGCGTCTAATGAATTGTTGTTTGTCGCCATAGTGTTTAAAATGTTTTAAAGTTTATAAAAGTATAAGTGTCTACGAGTGGTTTGTCAAATTGTTTTGTAAAAAAAAAATGGTCCGAAGACCACTTTAATTATCTAATCTCTTTAAAAGATGTTGCCTCATCTTCAAAATTCCTAAATGTTTTTTTAATTTCATTTGGTGAATAATCTTCTACCTCGTCTTGAGTTAAAATATATTCATTTTTTCCCGATTTGTCCATTTCTTCTTCTTTATCAACAAAAAAATCTGTTAATTTCTGATTAAAAGGTCCCGAGTCTAGGCTTCTTAATTCTAATTTTTCTTGTGGTGTTTTTTCTCTATATTTTTCAACTTTAGACTCCAAGTCATTTAATTTATTCATAATACCATCCATTTCACCAAGTTTACTTTCTAAATCTGTTAAGTGAGTGAATAAATTGTTGAAATATTCTTCTTGTTTTTGTTCAGTATTTTTTTGAGACTTGACTAAATCAGTAATATCAATTTCTTTAGTATTACTTTCTTCTTCTCCAACTTTTTCAACATCAGGGTCAGCCGCAACATCAACAGGTTGTGGTCCAACCGGAGCTTCAGGAGCTGGTGGAGCATTTAAATCTGCAGGTGGTAAAGCATTTGGGTCAGCGGGAGGAAGAGCGTTTGGGTCTTCAACCGGAGCATTTGGGTCTGTTCCTGGTGGTGGAGGTAAAACTGCCTCTTGTTCCGTAATATAATTATTAATTGAGTTATATCTAGCTAATTCTTCTAATATTTGATTATCTATTTTTTTCATTTTATTATCCGTTTAATAATTGTTTTACACCGGTCAATGTTTCAACCTGAATTTTTTTATTTGTTGTCATTGTATTATCTACTCTTTCAATTAGACCATCTTTCATTCTAATTGTATAACAATCACCTGTATCTAAATCACAAACTTGTTTAGAACCATTTCCCATATCTTTTTCGGTACTTCTAGTTTTTCTACCTAAATAGTTGTCTAATATTAATTTTGTTTCCATAATCTTTTATTTATAAATATCGTTTAATTGTGAAAAATTTAATCTTTTATCTTTTATTAGTAATCGCATTATAAAGTGAAATAGATTTACCTATCTCAGATTCAATATTTTTTAATCCTACAGAATCTGTCTTTTTTATAGAATCGTAAACATTTTGAGCATTACTATTAGCATTAAAATATAAAATATAGAATTTAGCTATGTCTTCCGGTGTTGAGTTACCAAAAACACTAAATTTATTTTTAAACCTATCAACTAACATTTTAACATGATTAGTCGCATTATCAAAGTAAACATACGGTATTTGTTTAGGTGAACAATAATAAAATTTCTTACTACTAAAGAACCCTGAATTACCTTCACCCCAATATTTACTAATATCAACACCAGCGTAATTATGTTCATACGATTCCAACCCTTGAGAATTATCTGATTGTAGATACATTGTTGCAAATACGATGTATCTTAATTTAGGGTCACTAGTAATATCATTTATTATTTGAATAATGTTTTTATAACTGATAAGGGTTTTATTCGGAGTACCCGCTTTATATGTGTTATATTCTGTTGATGCCGAACAACTCTGTTGTTCTGACACAATAGTCGCGTCATTATCTAAACCTTTATTTAAAGCGTCATTTCTTTGATTAATAATATCACCTTTATTAACTTTAGTATCAGATTTTTTAGGAACTTTATCTTCTTTAGTTTTGTCTACTATTGTTGCTAATAAAGTTGTTTTTAATGATTGTATGTAAGCTGTTACTTTAGGTAATGATGCCATTGGTTGTCTAACCCCCTCCAAAATCGTTTCAAATGAACCGGGACTTATCACATGATTAACACTTGTAATCATATAAGGACCACTAAACATCGGTACATATCGTAAATTAAAATACATTGTGGGTTGAATCATTGCGTTACCCATCATATTTACGGTACAATTATAACTTCTATTTTTATATAAATTAAATAACGACACACTTTGTGTTGACGATTTTCTATTTCCAGATGAATTAGCCATTTGATTTAAAAGTTCTAACGATTCTGCCGTTGCGGTACTACCTCTTTGGTCAACTTGAAACCCGTGGAATATTGATTGATTTTGAGTTCCAATATCAACATTAAATCCGACAACTTTATTTGATATTGCCCAATCTTTTTTACCAATTTGACTCTCAACTAATGGATTATCACTCGCTCGTCTTAAATCAAAAGAGTCATTTCTAAACCTATAATCAATATTATCTTTTAAATCTAATTGTTCACTTGGTTTACCACCATAAAAACAAACTAATTTTGGTGAAGAGTTTCTATAATCAACATTTAAAAATGTTCCAAACATTGTATTGGCAAATTCTAACGAACCTTCCGCTCTTGGTTTAGGATTTTTAACCGCGTCTTGCACATTATAAAAATTAACATATGATGGTAAATTCATTACAACAAAATTATTCTCAACTAATATAGTTTGAACAAAAACCAACATTGACATTGTTGGTTTAATAGTTGCAATATCATCCTTTAATTTAATAACGTCCACCAATATTTTATCCCCAACATCACGACTTGCCCTATCAATTAACATAATGTCTTCAAATAATGTTTTTGTTTTAAAATCATTTCCTGAAATCCATTTATCATTAATTGCTTTGAATGATTCCCATAACTCAACTTTAGTTGCGGGTCCTTCTAAAACCATATCAATAGTTTTTTGAGATGATGTTACAATCTTTGGTAATTTTGTTTGTAATTTTGGCATTAAATTATTAATAACCTTACCTTTAAATGTCTCACTGGATGTAATATATTCATCCATCAACATAGTGAATTTTGATATATCTAAAGTGGGGTCATTTAATTTTTGAGTTGCGTAAATTTTTATAATAGGAGCCAAATTTTTAATGTTATCAACATTAAAGGCAATATTTAAATCAATGAAAAAGTCAGTGATGTATGAACCATTATTACTATATTTTAATTTAGTAACATCAGAAAATCCGACATAAGTCTCTAAAGTTTTCCATTGTTGTCGGTATCTCGTTTTTGAATTATTTAATGTAATTGACCCTCCACTATACGGTAAAGCATTTGGTGTTTTAAAACTATATTTTTCCCAAGTATAAGGGTCGGAAATTTGATATGTTGAAAAAGTATAAAATAATTTTTTATCAAAATTTGACGGATTACCATATTTGAAAACAACATCGGTGTTAATAAATTTAGTTAAAGTATTTGATAGTGTAATTAATTGTTCTTGTTGTTGTTTAATAATTACATCTGTTGGTGTTGTTCCAGTTAGTTTTGTGGTTTTCATTAAACTAATCATCAACATCTGAAAATTCTTAAATGATTTATCACTACCATTTTCTAATTCACCAATAGAAATATTTGATAATGAATTATCATCCATATCATACATTGATTTTGAGAATTTTAAAAACTCATTCTCAAACCCATCTAATATATTTTTTTCAAAAACTGAAAATATCTCATCAATACTAGTATAATCATTTGATTTTCCATTTATTGAGAAATTTTCTTGCTCAAGTTGACCTGAAAAGACTTGTTTTAAATACTCAAGAGGACTTGGTTTTACCACCTTACTATTATCAAAATAACCATAATTAGGTGCCGTCCAAAATAATCTCGTAGAACCATTATACATGGAGGTATTACCGCTAATCTCAAATTTTAATTTATTATCGGATGTAATACACTCATCTTTGGTTTGATTAATTAATGAACCTTGTGATGGTAATAGATATGTAAAATTACCATCAAAAGTATTGATAGCAACCGACCAAGGAATTACTCTTAAATTTCTATCAAGATTTTTCTCATCAAAACCTTTACCCATATCAATAATTGCGTCTTTAACATAGTTAAGAGTTACTCCTGAACTAAAACCATTTTGGATGTCAGTACTTGTATATGCTGAGTAAATTTCAAAACCTTGATAAAAAACATTAAAATCATTAATTAATTTAGGATAAAACCCTGTATTGATTAATGTTTGAGTTTCTACCCCTAACGAAGTATTTTTCTCTAACACAATATCAATGTTTGAGTTATTAATAGTTAAACTATATATTTTTGTAGGGTCTTTAGTTGTTGGGTCATAATTATCAACGTATTTAAAATCGGACCAAGATGTGTTAATAATGTCAACACCATTCTCCACATAATTTTTATATCTATGATAAACAGAACCAATTTTTAAAACCCAAGCGTAAGGCATTTTATGGATAGCACCAAATTTCTTTAATGATGCAAAAATATAATCTAAAGGTTTTTCAGTTTTATTCTCGTAAGTTTTATATTTTTCTTTTAAAGTAGATAGGGGTAAACTATTGATAAAAAGATACGCGGAACTTACATACGGAGTTACACTATCATCTCTAAAATTTTTTACACCTTCCTGTATTGAGTTAATAAAATACGGAGTATTAAACATAGAAACTGTTTGGTAAGACGATACCAATCCACTATAGTTAATATAGTTTAAATTACCTTCAGTTAATAACTGAGAGGTAAAATCTCTTTCATTATAAAAATTTTTTAAATCGGGATTATCTAATACTGGTTGTTGTATATTTTTATAAGAAAAATTAGTAAATGGTCTTTTAGTATCATCATTTGTTGTATCTAAAAAATTAGAAATTACTTTTTTATTTACATTATATGTTAATACTTTTCTAGTATCAAAAGATGTTTTGGCATCAAAAAGAGTTTCACCATCCGCTAGTTCACTAGTACACCAACCAAAATCAGTGAATGGGTATATATCACTAAAATCAAAAGAATTAGTGGTTGTTGACCCCGAAATATATTCAGTTAAGGCTTGTTCATTTGATAACGATACTAACGGTTGTGATATTGAATCATTTAAGATACTAGAATCAATAAATTCAAAATTTGAATTATTAACTAAATTTTTTATATATGATGTGTTGAAAATTCCTCGTATAAAATTTTGCCAACTTACACCAGAACCGTCATTTGAAATATGTCTTAAAAGTATCTCAAAATTAGATGCGTTAATACCATATTCCGTTAATTTTTTAGTAATAAAAGGGTTATCCGTTGATAGACTATTAATAATATTTATACTTTCACCTTCAGAAACAATATCTGAAATTTGACTAGACTCTGAAACAAAATTATTACATCTACTTAATTTTGAGTAATAAGATGTTAAAAATATCCTTTCATAAATTTCATACATATATTTAATCTCTTCTTTATTACCAAAAACAACATTACTAACCGGAAATTCAATCGCCGATAATGATATTCTTTGTACATCAGTCAATTCGTTTGAATTAGGTGTGGATGGTTTAGGGTTTTCACTTCTTTGGACATACCCTTTTATAAATTCCTCAACAAATTCTACTTCAGGCCATAATTCAGGTAAATACGCTTTAGTCTGATTAATAACTGTTCTATCACCCGGATAAGTAATAACAAATTGTTCTTCTTTATCAGGTGTCATTGTTTCAACAATCATTTGTGGCCAAGGATATACTGGTTCTTTATTATTATTCCCGGATGTCAAATTATCAGAACTAACACCTGTTAATATAGCTTTTTTTCTATCTTTATCATCCCTAACATTCCACGCTTGAGTATGAACATCATCCATTAATCGTAAAAAGGCTTCACCATTCGCAAATATTACAGCAAGAACATTTCTAATACTAGGAACAAACCCAATACCATTATCTTTATTTTGTAATAATTCCGATAGAGCCTCAGTTAATTCATTTTCAATTTGTTCCCGGTAAGTTTTTAAATCCTTACCCATTTTATCTATAAAAAATTCAAAAGTACCTTTACCCTCAAAAATAAAATAATCATTAACAGGTGTTTCTTTTCCCGCCGCATCCTTAATTAATAAATTATTTAAAAAACTATCTTTAGTTAATTCAGCCAAAAATTCGTTTAATTGTTGAGGTAATGGGTCAACATCCGATTTTTTTCTTTGTCTATAAGTTTCGTTAATATTTATGTCTCCAACCAGTAATGTCTTTGGAAAAATCTCGTATGTTATATTATTTGGAATGTTAATTGACTTTTCAGTATTATTAATTTTATACTTTCCAAGTATTCCGACAGTTTTATTATTTGCTAATTTTTCTGTATAACTTGTAATATATTCTTTTAATTTATTAATCGCCTCATCTTTCTTTTTAGCGGGAGTATATTCTTTTTTAAATGAATACACTTTAGTTTTTTCAGGATTGTCCAATACAAGATATTCATTAATATCTAAATATTTAGTTCTCCAAGACTCACCATTCTCAGCAAAAATATCTTTATCGTATTCACCTAAAATTTTTGAATACTCATTTAAATCCGTTAATGGGTCCAAATTTTGTTTAGTAAATGAATCTAAAACATTCTTAACAAAATTTTCAAGTCTATTTTGTAATTCCATTAAACTAATTTCCGGAAAATCATCAGATATCATACCTTTTGATTTATATTCACTATACATTTCTTTCACTTTCTGAAAACCTCTTTCTACAACACTATCTGTAGTATTAGTCGTATCACTATTAGTTCCTGTTGATGGTGTCACTACTTTGTTTTGAACACTAACTCTAGATTTATACATATGGGGAACCGCAAGCAACGCACCCATAGTTATTTCACTCAATATTGTGTATTTATAAGTGTAAAATACTAAGTCAATAACAAAATTACTTGAATATGTATCGTATCTTGATGTAAAGTTTTGCAACATTAAAGATAATTTAACCGCTTTACCATAATAACCTTTAATAGTTAAATTAAACATCGGATATGGTAAATTAAAAAATGCTGCATAAGGTGAATTATCACCACCTTCAAATAAGGCTCTACCTTTAATATCTTCTAATTTAACATTGATTTGGGGTAAGAAATCTAACCCTTGTCTGATAGTTATTTGAGTAATACCCAACAGTCCATTATCTGTAACACCTTTTAAAGTTTGCCTAATATAGGTATCATCACTTTTATTAGGGTTTTTTACCGATTCTAAATTTACTTGATTTTGACCATTACCTTTTAAACTATCTTTACCTGTTAATTCATCAGTATAACTATTATCTAAAAACCCTTTATTACCCGGGTTTAGAAAATTAATCGCAGCAACAGATACTGTTTGTATTTGGTCATTATTTGCAACACCAACCGCTAGTTTAGTTCTTGGAATAACTTTACATTCTAAGTTGGCGTAAACAACCAAATCTTCTTGTTTAACTAACCTTTCACTAACATTACCATCAGAATCTATAACCTTATTTGGGTCAATAATGCTAATGTTATTGTAATCAAACTCTACTAATATATTTTCACCACTATCTACCATAATAAAAGAAATAATTTTCTAACTCGTTTTTATAATCCTGTAGAGAAGCTATCAAAGGAAATGGAATTGTCAAGATAGAACCATCACTAATATTCCATTCTTGACCACCGAAGATTGGATTTGCTTGTAAAATCAACCAACCAAAACTCGCCGCACCATAATATTGTTGGGATAACTTATCTAATCTAGATTGTCCAACTTTATAGATATATCTTTTATCTGTACTTTTTGATGGTAAAGTAACATAGGGAACAACACTTTGTTCTCCATTATTTAAAAACCCATTATATCTATTATAATATTGTTTATTTACCATTTTTATTTAAATTTGATTTTACCATCGTAGGTTTTATTATCAGTATCAGAATTTACACCACTATATAATGCCATAATATCTTTTTGTTGTTGAGCATCTGTTGTAGTGTCCGGAATTGTTGTATATTCAAATTTTCTTAATTTACCTTTTGGATATACTAATTTATTAACATAATCGGTATAATTAGGTGATTCTTTTATCTTTTTAATTTTGTTCGATTCTTCCAATAATTCTTTATCCACATTTTTCTTAAAATTATCACAAATTTTTTCAAATTTATTTTTTAAATTTGACGGACTTTTTATTGTTAATAATTCTCCCGTTATAATTTTATTAATAAACTCGTTGTACTTATTTTTATTTCCAAATATTTGAGCCAATACCATAAATTGTCGTTTATCTTCAATAGATACTAAACTTGTTGATATAGGACTAAACAATCCAGGTTCTTTATAATCAGAAGTTATTATTTTAACAGTCTCACTTTTCAAAAATTCATCAAATTCTTGTAAATTTTTACCAATTAACCCATAATCATTATTTAATTCAATATATGTTGTTTGAGGTGGTCCAGCGCTACCCGAATTAACCTCTGTTGTACCTTTAATATTGTACACTCTAGGTTTACCATTTTCAAGTATTTTACCATCAGTTTTAGTTATTAGTAAATTAATTTTTCTAAAATACTGAACCATACTTTCTTCTTGAGTTGTAATTTCTTGTATTTTAGTAAAAATACCATTACTAAACTCTCCCTTATAACTATTAATATAGTTATTTAAATTTGTTTTAACTTTTTGTATTACAGAATCGGTAAACTTAAAATCAACTAACCCTTTTATTATTGGATTTTTATTAGACGGGTTATCCGAATTAATATCAGATATTAAAGTTGCAAATAATGTGTCAATTTTATTTTCAACACTTACATTTCCATCACCACCTGGTTTACCATAGATAGGGACATCTAAATTACCACCATCAATAGTAAAATGACCCGAACTATATAATCTATCTTGAGTCATTAATTGCCATATTCCATAATTATATGACTTTATTATAGATTCACACTGATTTGGAATGTTTGTATAATATTCTTTTGTGGCATCTAAAACTTTATCCATAATTAAAGAATACTCCGTTTGTCCTGTCTGACCATCAGTTATTGGAATATTTGTTAGAATATTTCCAATGGTATTTCCACCATTATTTAAAATACTATTATCAACATTTTTCACTGTTGCAACAGGTTGAGAATCCAATATTCCTTTTACAACTTTAGCATCTAATGCCGAGGTATCTTCAGTTGCTGTCGCTCTTTCATCATATATTTCAGTATTTGCATAATAACTAAATGATAAGGCGTTTTGTAATTGTTCTACAGGTCTAGCCAATCCTTGTCCACCAATAAAATCAAAACTCATCGTCACATTCGCTAACATTGGTTGTACACCAATACCTTCAGGGTTTAAATCATAAAGTAATGGTTCATAAGTAAAGGAAACACTATTTGGAATTATTTTACTATTGTAAAAATCACCAATTCTTAAAACTAAAACCGGAGGTGCTCCAAAAGAAGTGTTAACGGCATCATTATATCTTGGTTTGTTATCTGTCCCAATGACTGGTATAGTCTCACCAGGTCTAACACATTGATTTAAGAAGGTTAAACGAGAATTTAACCCTTCAGGTGTCATAGAGTGAAACGCTGGGTTAAAATACTTAATTTTCTCTTTTATTGAGTCATATATCATTGGTGAATTTTCAGCAATTACCTCAAAATAATCACATTCTGATAATAATTGTCTAATAATTTGTTTACTAATACCTTTTTTAATATTTTCTTCAATCCTAACATTTGGTTCAGGTTTAATAGGTTTTATATAATCAGTCCCTGATGGAACCTCTTTTTTAGGTGGTTCAAGTACCGGAGTTGGGGATGGAGTTACTTTAATGTTATTAATCTTCACTCTTCTACAAGCCATAGCACTTACCGAAAATTTTTGTGATTCCCTTGTTACTTTCCCATTTTTATCTTTAATATTTTCGGTACAATTAACCTGTTGACCAGTACCTAATGATGTAGACGGGACCGATGTTGTTTCACCAACACCTTTTGGGGGATTAATAATTAATGTTTTATCATCAATAAAAGGTCCTAAACAAGCATCACCAACCTTATATTCTTTTAAAAATTTTACAACAGAGTCGTTTCGTCTAATAGATAATAAAGTATTATATGATGGGTCTGCCGGTGCAGATGCTGAACCAACCATATCAATAGTTATTTTACCTTTTTTTTCTTTTAAAATATTATAAGCATCAACAATAAAATTACTATCACCTTTTGTGATAAAATTAAAATTATCAATAACAACATTATTAAAGAATTCCGTCACATTTCTATTAGAATTACTATCATTAAAAAGACCATTAGCATAATTTTGATAATCTTGAATATTTTTTGTATCCGTATAATCACCATAGGTGTCATCGTACCTAACTGAAGATGTTGTTTGTCTTGTCTTTGGGTCGGGAATATCATTATCAAAATAAAAAGCAAATTCTTTATATTTTTTTTCAAAATCCGATATTGATGTGTCAGGAGTTATTTTACTTTGTTCACTTGATAAATCACCATTTGTTCCCGCATTATCAGCCGAAATTTCTTTCTTAATTCCTTTAAGTTCTTCTTCTGTTAAATTAGGGTTACTTAATATTTTTTGATATGTATATAAATCTTTAGTTGGGATAGTGTTAAATTTAATCGCTAACTGGTATATGTCATACTTAACACATCCGGCAAAAAATGAATCAATAATTGAGTTAATTCTATCTTTGTTTTTAACATCTTTTAATTGTTTTTTAACTATCGTATTCATTATAGAAGGATGGTCAACAATCATTTTCCAACTCAAACTACCTGTTCTACTTGTATCTTTATATGTATAGATTGGTTCAGGTCTCCCCAAAAAAGTTTGTTTATTCCAACCAGCAGTACTAGAATCACTAAATTTTAAATCATATGGTGGAAACCACATAACTCTACCCCCATTCGGACCTTTTTCACAAACAGGTAATTCATCATAAGTAAATCCAGGTTTACTTGATGTTCTCCAAGCTAAATTCTCAATAGAGAACATATATTTTTTAGCATAACCCCCCGTTCCACTTACATCCGGTATAATGTTCGTTGACCCATTTGAAAGTGGTGCAATATTTAAATTAAATGTATTATCTAAAACTGAATTGTTAAAACCTCTATTTGCCTTTGTAATACCTTCAGTTTTTTGTAAATCGGCATAAGTATAATATGGAGTATCTTTAGTAAACACACGACAATACTCAATTCCAGCTTTTTCACCGGTTGTTTGATTTGTATATGAAACAACTTGTGAACCTTTTGTAATTTCTTTATAACCATCGTGAAATACCTTACTAACTTGATTAATCGCGTTACCAACATGTTTTAATCTAGCAATTCCCGAAACATTATCCGCAGAATCAACTAATCGTTGTGTTTGGTCTAATATAGAAGTTTCTTTGAAACTAATATTGGTAGATTCAGAACTACTAAAACTACTACTAATTTCATTAAACTCTGTATCTAAACTTCCACTTCCTCCACCAGGCGTTGCGTGAAATCCGGCGTTTGATTTGTATTTTGGTGATGTCCAAACTAATTGACCATCAATTCCCCCACCATCACTTGATGATTTTCCGGCTAAACCAAATTTTAAAACACCTTCGTTACCCTCAAACAATATACCCAATTCAGAAGGACCATAAACCGGAGACGATTCTTGTTGTCCAAAAGCATTCACAGGAACTTTATTTGGGGGTGAAGTTATTGTTGATGGTTCAGAATTTTTACTACCAACATAATAACCACCAATTAATGTACCATTATCAGGGTTTATAAGGTTAACGGCAAGATTTACCAATCCTTGAGCAATTCCTAATAATCCACCATAATTTTTATCATACGATGGTTGGTATCTGTTATAATCAATATTAGCGAATAATGCCGACCTTTGTCCGTTACCAGTATTATTTAAAAATATTTCGGAAGGATTTCTTCTTAAATTTAAGATAGGACCTAAAAACCCTCCCGTTAATTGATTAACTACATTTAACGCAACCGAAGTTTGTTTAGTATTACTATTAAAACCATTTTCTTCAAAATATTCACCAGGAATTAATGAAACCGGCCAATATGCCCCCGCCAATCTTGTTGCAAAATCTGTCGCTGCGATAACAGGGTTTTCCGGAACCGTAATTTTCCAATTTTTATATATTAAAGGTTGTCTCCCCGATACCATCATACTAACCTCAAACGGGTCTTGTAATGATTGTAAATTTACTTGTCCAACCGTATTTTTAATAAGTTCAGACGCAATTCTTTCTTGGAAAAGATAATTTAATTGAGATGCTCCTAATTTAGCAATATACGAATCTTGAGATAATGACCCGTTATCACCATTTGGGTTATTTGAAAATAATATATCATACGGACTATAGGTTGATGATACAAAACTACTTGGGTCCCAATATGGTAAATATAATTTATCATTATTTTGTGTGTCCGTAATAATAAGCATATCATTATAACCCCCTTCTGGACCATAAGAGTTTGTGATAAAAGCCGCATCAATATAAAATTCATTAACTAAATCTAATACCGTATCATTTGGATTATATTCACCCTGATTTGAGTTTATAGACACAGAAACTCTATTATAAGTTATATCCGTATTAAAACCACCATCCGGACCATACGCATTTAATGGGTATAATAATTTCGCATACGGGTCATTAGCAATTAAATCATTAGGGGAATCAATAACCGGAGATTGAGATAAAGTCACCTCATAATTTAAATCTGATGATGTGGGAGTATAAACACCCATAACACTATACGCGGCCAAATTTTTAGCCATAAGCATATTTCTAAATGATGATGATGATGTAAAGGATAATGAACTATCTGACATTTTTTATTATTTTATTATAAATAGACAAAATATTTATTTTTAAGCGTACATTTGTTTTGTTGGAGACCCTGTTTTACTACTTGTTAAATTATTGTTTGGGTCTAATTTACCAATAGAATATATCGCCTGAATCATTTGGGGGTCTTTAAACGCCAACGCTAATTGAGCCGTATCAATATTTGGATTATTAGAGTCTATCTTGATATTTAAATTAACATTTGAATCAAGAGTGTGTTTAGTGTTTGTTTCGGCTAACTGATTATTATTCATACCAACTTTTTTCAAATCATCCTTAATCTGATTATCTATTTTTGTTGTGTTAACAACTTTAGTCACATTAGTCACATTTGTTGTAGAATTACCCATATTAATTGCCTGTGTGTTAGCATTAACCTCATCGGGTTTAAAATATTTTTTTAATTCAGGCATAGATTTTAGTGTTTCTTGTAACGCTTCACCAGTACTAGTTAGTATTTTTAAAAATATATTTTGAGATTTTGTTAAATCTTTCATTGATTCTTCAGCCTTATCACTAGTGTCATTAAACGCTGTTTTAGCTCCTTGTTGAATGTTCTTACTCGCAGATTGTAAACTCTCTAAAACTTTAGATAATGAAGATTCTCCTTTAATGAACTTATTAAAGTCTTCTAAAACTCCCCCAACATTTTTATCAATTCCTTCCCTCATAGTTTTAATAGACGCAGATTCGGCACTAAGAGTTTTTTCTAATTGTTTATATAATTCTCTTGGAGCGTCTAATGATGCTTGACCAACTTTTGTTCCCGCAATAGCTCGTCCCGTTCTATTTTTAATAGTCTCCAGAGAAGCATATATTGCCTCTTGTTGAGTAAGTTGTGATTTTGCAACATCTTCAAGTGTTTTAGGTTGTTTAGACAATGCTTCAATATCACCTTTATTTAATTCAGCAACACTTTTTATTACTTTTTCACCTTTTTCACCTGTAAAACTAACTTCATATTTTCCCGTACCTTTATTCATTTCAGCCATATTGGCAATCATAGTTTTTTGGTCTTCAGTTACATCCCCACCCGGAAACTTAATAGATTTCATTTTTTCAGCCAATTCAGCACTACCTAAAGCCATTTTAGCCAATTGTCCCGCCGGTAATCCCATCGCGGATTCTATCTCTCTCATTTGACGTTTAGCCCCCGGCATAATTTCAAAATTACCATCTTTATTCAATCGGACAAATTGTTCACTCATTTTAGCAATTTGATTCTGAAGTTCTGCTGGGTCATTTTGAGCCAAATCCATTAATCTAAGCGGGTCTAATAAATCACCTTGAGCCACACCTAATCTTTGCATTGACGCCGCCATTTTAATAGCTTCTTCAGGGTCAAACAATTTATCAGCAATGTCTAAAGTACTTCTCATATCAATTCTTAAACTTGTCGCTTGTGCGGCCATTTTTGCCAAACCATCAACACCATTAGCAAAATTAAATTTGTTAAGCGATGACATATTTTCAACAACCTGTTTAGAAACCGTTAAAGAATTAACCCCTAAACTATTTGCTTTTAAAACAACTTTTTCCATTTGGGAAGACGCGTCATACATAGAAAATCCGGCATCTTTAAATCCCGATATAATACTATCAACACCTTGACCTGACACTTTTTGAGCAGCATATAATTTAGAATAAGACTCTGAAGTAAGTATTAAATTTCTACCTAAAGTTGTTGCCGCTTTATTTTGTATATCAACAATATCATTAAATTTACCACCTAAAATAGCAACACTATTTGCCGCATCACCCATCGACGCTTTTATAGCAACCAAATTTTTATCACTAGCACCCATAGTTCTCATAACTTCAGATGCCGCGGTATCTACCTCATGTAAAATTCCTTTAATACTTGCTGGGTCTAAATTAGTATAAAAGGCATCACCAAGTTCTTTAATAGTTTGCTTGAATGAACCTATAATACCATCCTTATCGTCTATATTTGCCATATCAAATTGTGTTTATATATAAATACGCCAACAACAATTTTATTATTCTTGTTTTGGCGTATTGTCTTCGATTATTCTATCAATTAAATATTTTCTCATATAGGTCGGCATGATATTAAAATCATTATATGATGTTCGAATAAATTTAGCTAGTAAATAATATTCTTCTACTAGAAGTTGTCGGTAATTAGAAGAAAGGCCGAAAAAACTCCACCCCAAAGGTAATCTCGAAAGTTACCAAGTCTCCTGAAGGGGCTTTTACTGTTTGTTTTAAGTCTAATGATGGTTGATTTTCTTTAATAAAATTACGAACATATTTTGAATCCATAATTGGTAATGACTCAACAAATAATGAAATATCTCCCGGATTTGAATTACCGTCAATTTCCACAATTTGTTTAGCTAATCTCCAAGTAACAACAGGAGCTGTTCTACCCACCGGGTAAGATTCCTCTAATGTTGAGAGATTAAGAATGTCTCCGTAAGATAAAGGTTTTAATTTTACGGTATGACCTGTTTTAGGTAGTTTTGTTGTAAACAATCCATTTTCATCTGGTTGAACACTAGTTTTCTTAATATTTAATTCATCAAGAATTACTGTATACGGGAATTGTTTAGATGTCTTTGGGTCAACTAAATTTACATTATATTCAGGACCAAATGAAGTGTTTCTTAAGAAAATTAAAATAGCCTCAACATCACCATCCAATAACTCTTCAGGTTTTAAATCGTGCTCATAAATTTTATTTCTTAATAAGGTCATAATAATATTACTATTATTTTGAGACGCCCCCATTAAAAAATTCTCATCATTAGCGGTTAAATAACCGACTTTGATAGATTTCTTTTTGGATTTGTAAAATACTCCACCAGAAGGTAGCATTACTATGTCGTGCGGTAATGAAAAATTTTCAGTAGCAGCGTTAATTAAATCTTGTTCCATATAATTTATTGTTTATAAATAATTATAGTTAATATCTTTTTTTTATAAACATTAAATATTTTAAAAAATAAAATCCATACATCATTTACACAACATATGGATTCATATTTTAATTATATAGATTTTTTGAAAATTAGTAAACTAATATACAACGGTCCATACGAATTGTTGCCGTAATAGATGCTAGAGCGTCAGTTGAATAACCTAACGAATCAAAGTTAACATCACTTAAGAAAGAACCCTCTAAAATCCATTTTTCCACAACAACACCTGTTGGGTCTAACATCTCAAGGTCAATGTTTTTCTTATATCCAGCAGCATATCCCATTCTACCTGTTACAGATTCAGCACATAATCTAACCCACTCCATAAGAGCTTGAGACGCTGATGGTCCAATTGGGTCTCTAAATTTAACATTAATTGTTCCCCAAGTAAAACGACCCGCAACATATGTTGAAGTGTTTAGAAAAGGAATTTCTGTTGGGTTAATTGTAATATGTGGTCTAGCCGCGGTTTCAACAAACCATTCATTAATTCCCAAAGTAGATGGAAAACGAACAATAAACCTATTCTGTCTTTTAGGTTCATACGGTATGGGCATTTTCATTAATAAATCAGCCATTTTAAATTGTTTTTAGTTTTATTTTATTTTATTGTTATTCTTATAAATATCCTCAATTAAAATTTTTTCTATTTACTTTTAAAACTTTAAAAATTATAATTAAGCATAACTAACTAGATTTTTATTACTAGTTTTTTTATTTAATATTCTTTTTTTATTCCTCCTGCTGTTGAATATGTTTTAATTATGTTTTCTGGTTCTTTTTCAAAATGTTTTTTTACTACATCAACATTTTTTACATCATCATCTGAAAATCCTACTTTAGGTATAAAATAATTACTTATCTTATTTTTTAAAAATGCTTTTTTCTGTATATGATTAGAAACTTTTTTAACATATTCTACAAATTCTTTTAACGCTTTAATTTTACCTTCTTCCGGGTTGACAGCAGAACCCTCACCAAAAGTTACCGGGTAAAATTTACATAAATTTAAATATTCTTTAATCATCTCACTTTTAGAGATTTCTTCTTCATCAGCTAAATCTCTATATTTTTCTAAATTTTTAATTAATTCTTCTGAATCAATCCCATTAAAATTAGAAACAATAAAGTTATAACAACCCTCTTTTAGAACTGACGGAGTATGTCCCCTAGCTGTCACGATTGAGAAAATTGACCCGTTGTTAATTGCCTCAACAAAATCAGGCCAAGCTGGTCCTGGTTTAGCTAACATAGCATCAACAATAAATTGTTTATCACCTTTTATACCGAAAAATCTAAATGGTTCGTTAGCAAACCCAACAATTTTATGTCCATCATATTCAAATGGTTCTTTACCTATTTGTTCTCTATATTCAGCAAAATCTTCAGTTGACATACCTACCTCATCACCATCTTCATCTTTTAAGATTATTTTTGTTGGCATTGAGACAATATTATCATCCCAATCAAATGCGTAGTATTTTTCATCAGGAGCCCCTGTTTCATCAATACCTTCTATTAATTTTTTAGTTTTTAACATATGTTTTTGTATGGCTATATTACAACCGACCGGGATTAACCGGTCAGTCATAACAATTTTAATTATATATTCTCAAAAGAAGCTCCGGTTGGAGTAATATAGAATGTAATATCTATAAATTCTAATGATTTAGTTGGTTTGATATAAATCTTACCTGTCATTTGATTTCTGTCTAAATCAGCAGCATCTGATGATACTGTTACACGGAAATCATATAAACCTCTATCTCTTCTGATAGAATCTAAAATCGGATTAACAGCGTCCAAGAAATCTTGTCTTACTTTAGCATCGTTTTGTTCAAACAATAATCTTACAGATACCGCAGAAATCAATTTACGAGCTTGAAGTAATAATCTTCTAACATTAATTCTATCTAAAGCCGATTGTCTTATTTGAAGAGTTTTATTACCCCAAATTACAGTACCAACATCAGAGAAAGTAGCAATTGGGTTAATACGACCTTGATAAAGTGTATCTCTATCTTCTTGAGTTAGTTTACGTCTCGCTTTAATCGCATTTACAATACCTCTTGTGTAACCCGCCGCAGCGAACCAAGGGAAAGCAATGTTATCAGTTAACGCTAAATTTCTTGTAACCTCAGCCGTTGCCGGTAAGTAGATTTGAGTGTTATTAACACTATCTCTCGTTAATACCCAAGGGTAGTAAGTTGCTGTATAGTTTGAATCTATGCCTGTTTGGTCTAAATTATCTACAGCTTCTTGTGGGTAAATTAAATCTAATTGGTCTCCGGTAGATGGTACAAACATATTGTAATCAGGTGTTGTTGTAATATACAACGAATCCGCTCTATCGTTCTCAATCATATCAATAGCCGTTTCAACTAAATCTGAATGGTTAAGATAATCAATACCTGGAGTTACAAAAAGATTGATGTTAACCGCCTCAGGATTAGAAAAAGTTTGTTGACCTAATTTATATGCGTAATAATCAGTGTTACCATAATCTTGAGTGTTGTCTCCAACTGAGATTTGTTTAAATGCTCCCCAACCTGTTGCTGTAGGGTATTTAATAGAAGGACAAGAACCGTGTAAGTAACCATTTCTACCTAATATAAATGTATCCCCATTTGTTCTGTGTTCTCTATAGATATCCCACCCGTCAAAACCTCCTTGAACAAGGAAACTGAATTTACGAGAAAATAGTCTATAATAAGGACTTGATTCGTTATCAGGGTCTTTTGTGAATGTTGCGTCCCCAACATAGAATGCCGGTGTACCACTTGTTGCAAAAGTATTAGGGATTAAGATACTATTAGCGTCTTTATCCATATGGAAACCTTTAGTTCTAGTTGACCATTCATCACCTGTACTATCATTACAAACGTCTAAAGGAAGTTGTTTACCTTTATAACCGAAGAAATCAGCATCAATACCAATACTATCTGATATACCAAGATAAGTTCTTCTAACATTATCACCACCACTTCTAGTTGCGTCATCGTCTCCCGAACCTAATCCAAATGGGGGGTTATAAACAACCTCACCAGGGTAATCATATTTAGTTTTTATAATAGGGAATGGTGATTTAACACCTGAGTAATCTCTAGAATTAAACCCTAAAAATCCACAAGGAAGTGCATCTATTGGAGCATCCTCATTAAGTTCTAACATAACATATTTAGAATTCAATTCGTATTCTCCATCCATAGTACCAATTTTCTTAGCCACAAATGAATTATCATTAGGATTCATATTACAATTTGTGAATTTTTCAAGAACAACAGGTGCACTGTCTGAATCGAAAAAATCTCTAACTAACACATCAAATGTTCCATTATTAAATGAAATATTTGCTATAGATATTTTAACTTCTGTATTAGCAGTTTCACCATCAGCAATTGTTGTGAATTTAAATAAGTTATAAACTTTATTACCTCTTAATTCAGACACAACCCATGGGGATGTTGGTGATTGATATTTTTCTAAGTACCAAGCGATAGATGTTGGGTCAACACCCTGTCTTGCGTTTGGTAAAGCAGTTAATTCACAATTTAAACCTCTAATGTAACCTTTTCTATATCCGTATGTTAATAATGTTTGAAATCTTTCTTCTACAAATAATGGAACTGTTGTTCTTGATTTTGAAAAATTAGATGAACCAAACACTTTACTAATATATTTAGAATCAGAATTAGAAAACGAAGTTTCAAAGAAATATTGTTCACCGTCTTTATTTGTAATATTTAATCCAAAAGTTGAGAATGGATTTTTAGTTACTCCTGAATAAATTGATGTACAATCCATTGACACATCTGTTAAACCTGATACCTCATAAACAGCTCCGTTATCATTACCGTAAGTTGCGATACCTCTTGAACGAAGTGTTGCAATAACTAAATCGTCAAAATCTGTATATGATGTTCCTGTATAAACAAATACTTCACCAAAAACCGTTCCTGAATAACAAGATTTTGTTGTTCCAGTATTAGGTGTTCCAATGTTTCCACTAACATTAACATTACAAGGTACTTCTGTTTGAACACAAACAGTCCAAGTAGTTTCTATTGATTCGTCTTGAGAAAGTACTTTATATTCTAAACATCCGCTAGAGAAATCGTTAGCCGTTTCACCACTTGTTTGAATTGTTGATGAAATTGTTACATTCCCTTCTGGAACACAAGTTTCAAATCCACAAACAATGTTTGATAAATCTGTTCCAACCGGAACAATAACATCTATCTTATAAGTATTATAATTTATATTACCAATTGTTGTTGTATCAATATCCGAAATAACAATTTGAGCGTCATTTTCAGAACCTCCTTGTATTATAGTAATTGTATCACCAACTTGATACCCTGTTCCCGGATTGTTAATTGTAACCCCTGTTACTGAACCAGAATTAACTGTTACATTAACGGTTAATCCAACACCATAACCATCTGTTGTTGTTGTACCACTACCTGCTGAATAATCCGTTCCACCTGATAAAGATAAGCTGTCTAATGACAATACATATCCACCAACACTAAATTCAAAAAATGTTGAACAGGTTGATGAGGTAAATGTTGGGTCTAACGAATCTACAATACTATAAAAAGATGACCCCGTATAAGAACCATTTCCAATATTATCAAACAATGAATAATACCAAGGGTCGTTTTGAGCCGCAGCATAATCAGAAAAATCTGAACTAACATTATCAACTCCAAACACGTTTGTTGATGGTGAATAAGAGGTTAATCCGGTGTACACATTTGTTGGTATTGTACCAAAGTATGAAATACCGTTTTCTGATTGTCCACTAATAGAATTAAATATTAAATTGTTAATATCTGACCTAAGAGTTGATATACTACCATCAAATAATTCATAAGGTAAATCTAGCCTATCTAATAAGTAATTAGGTAAATCTGTATCTATTACACTAATAGAAGATAAATCATCATTACAACCTGAAAAAGTGTATGTATATGATGTTGTTAGATAAACATCACAATTATCAACACAATCAACCGTTGATGAAACTTCACAATAAAAGTCTATTGTGGTTGGGTCAACATTTCCTTTTGTTGTGATTGACCAAGACGGACCTGCATCATATCCTGAAAGACCTAAAACTCTAGTTACAAATAATTGATTAGATTGTTGTAAATATGCTTTAGCAATATAGGATGCCTCATATTTTGGTATTTGTGTGTTTATAAATTTTTCAGGGGAAGTTCCTCCAAAATACGCCGAGAATTCATCAAAATTTCGTATAAAAATAGGTTCAAAGGCTGGACCTTTTAAGGTTTCACCGACAATACCTAATGTAGTTACACCCACACTTTGGGCTACGAAACTTAAATCAACTTCAGAAGTATATACTCCAGGAGATACGAATACTTTACTGTTTGATGCCATTTTTTTTGTTGTTTTTATTTATTAATTTATTTTTATTGATAAATATTCTGAAAAAAAACAAAAGACTTTACTTTGTGCGAACTATTTATATTTTAGGTAGACTTTTTTCTACCTTTTTTCTACCTATGGATAAAGACATTAAAAAGATTAAAAATTTAAAAATATCCGTGGAAACCCACGAAATACTTAAAACTTATTGTGAAAAAAATGGTATTAAAATGTATCGTTTTTTAGAAAGATTAATTGTTGAAAAATGTTCACCGAAAAAGGATATCTATGGTGAACACTAAATTAAGTGGTTTTCTAGTGTAATTGACCCCTCTTTAGTGTCGTCTTTTTTGACAACAACAATTTTTAAAACATCGTTTGTGTTGATTTGTATTTGAGATAAATCAGACCCATAATATTCGTTATTAATGAATATATCAAACGAATCAATGTTAATTGATTTACCTAAATTTAAATCTGCAGTGTAGTCAAAAAGTTGTGAAATAATATTATTATTTTCAGTAAATAAAACATTTAAAGTTGTATTACTTGCGTTTGAATTTATTTTTTTTTGTTTTTTTGTTGTTTTTGTATCAATTTCTGTGACTTGTAATATTCTATTAATTGCCGGAGAAACTTCAAATTCATTTTCATCAATTAAAAAACCAAGTAATGTAAATTCATAACTTTGGATATAGTATTTTCTTTTTTCAAGTTCCATAACAGACTCATCAGTTATGTTCCCCATAACGATTGGAATGTAATGTCCTTTGATTGAGGTATAAGCTTGTTTTGATGCAAACTTCTCAAGTACATTTTTATTAAACTCGTTTAATTCCCTCATTCTATTACAAATTATTTTTACAACAAATGAAATATCAACAGGGACTGGTTGAGGTATTTTATATACATCTGACCCGTGTCTTTGTCCGTCCCAAGTTGGTACTTGAGCATAAAAGAATTGTTTTCTGTTTGGTATGTTATAAACTATTGCGGGATTTGTACCATATTTAACTTCAGGTACTCTAACCACGGTTATAAATGGGGTCTCAACATTTTTATCTATATTTTGTAAATTCCAAGTTTCTGTGAATTGTGACCAATTTTGTGTTGTAACCAAAATATCAACCATTGATATAGTTTTACCCTCAACAACGGTTTTTAAATCATTTTTAACAAAATCCAAAAACCCCCTATCCAAATCCGCATGTAAAATTGATTTTGGTAGGAAAGTTCCGTCTTTATTAATTTTATCCAAAAGTTCTTCTCTTCTTGGTAGAAGAGTTTTTGAGGATGTTAACGGAATATGTTTTTTTATTTTGTTTGGTAATGGCATCTTTATTTTGTTATAAAAATTTTATTTTTTAAATTAATCATCTCCACTTCATTGGCGTGAAATATAGGTTCTTCGGTGTCTTTCATAACATAAGAATTATACTTGTATGGGTTGTAGGTGACAATATTATTGTTAGGTTCTTCTGGTAAATTCTCACAAGGGAACTCACAATAATCCATTAAAGTTCCAATAACAAATGAATGTACATTTTTACTTTTTTCTCTAACCACTCTTTCTCTACCGCCTTGTCTAACTCTAAATTCGACATCTTCTAATTTAACATAATCGGAGTGTGAAATTAATCTACCCTTGTATGTTACCGAAAAAGTGTGTTTGTGTAAGTTATAATACACCATAACTTTTTTACCGATATAATCGTTATCTGAATAAATTTCAAATAATCTTTTTGCTTGAGATTCTGTTATTAATATTTTCATTATTCGTAATATGCTGATACCGATTTAACCGGTAAATTAAATTTATCTTGAACCCATTTTTTCATAGGTTCGTACCAATTACTCCCAAACATAGTGTCTAAATGTTCACCATATTCACCCATTACCTCTACAATCGGTGCCCTGTCTTTAAATGATTTACTTGATGGTTCATTGCTATAGTAATCAACATTAAGATGATTAAATACAATATCAGAATAATCTTCACCAGCCCAAGTACCACCTTTATAAAAATGTAAAAGGTTTTCATCTTCCGGATTTTCCCGCCAATTTTTCGAATCGTAAATTGAACCATAAACCCAATCAATTTCATTTGAGTCTAAATAACCATCAATATACTTATATATTGAATCAAATAATTTACTTTCTGTTATTAATATTTTCATTAGTCGGCTACGATTGTTTTTACTGGTAGCTCAAAGTTATCTTTAAACCACTCTTTCATAGGTTCTATCCAATAACTTCCAAACATATTGGTTAATTTTTCATAATCATTAACAATTAATATTGGTGTCTTTTCCCTAAAAGATTTACTTGAAGGTTCATCACTATAATATTCCTTTTGAATATATACAAAAGCAACACCATCTTGGTCGTAATCACCTTCATATATATGGTAAAAATACTCTCGTATATATGGGTTTTCCTCATCATCATATTCATCATCATTCCATGTGGTTGGATGGAAATAATCTATGTTACTTACATCAAAAGTATCTTCAAGATAATTATATATTGTTCTATATAATTTATTTTCTGTTATTAATATTTTCATTATAGACCTCTAAATTCATTATTCATTACCGGTGAAGCAATAATACTACGATAAAAAGGTTTATACCCCCCTATTGTGTGTTTATTATCAGAAGTCACCCTTCCATCATTATTCACCGTATAGTATCTTACTTTATCTTCCGTTTCATAGTATCCGATGTAATCACCAAAACTAATATCAATTTCCAATTCATCCAAATCTCTTTGATATACCGACACTTTAAGATTACCTGGTTCAAATTGGTCAATTCTTGATGTCCCAACAAATTTATTCTCCGGAGGTAAAATTTGAACATATCCTTTGAACTCAACCGGGGGTAAGAATTTAACACCATCAGATACGGTCTCACCATAGACATCATCGGTCTTGGTTTTATATCTATCAACACGATATAGAACTAACGTAAAGTTCATATCTCCGTGTAACCATTCAGTTCCAAAATCTTGTTCTAATTTGAAATCTTCGGCTCCGAAAAACTTACCTATTCTTGTTATTGGTACTTTATTAGTCATATTGTTTTTGTCTTTTATATTCTGATTCCGAGCGAGTACCTGAATTATTGATTATAACATTGATACCAAAATAATCTTTTATGGTCTTTTGTATTTCATAATTCCATTTACTTCTGTAATCTATAAGAATTTCACGACCCTGATATGACACTTTATAAAGATATTTACTATCATCAGGGACAATATATGTTACCTTCATATAATATTCTTCATTAGTATCGTCACTAGGTTTTAATGTATAAATAAGTTCAGACACACCATTAGGTTTAACGTGTTTTATCATTTTATCTATTAATTTTTCTAATGTCTCTTGTTTCATTCCCATATCTTGATAAATATTATAAAATATGTTATATTTCTACTAAAAGAATAAAATTGGAAAACAATACATCTGAAAATTCTAATTTAACAGTAGAACAACGAGCAATATCTCTTCTCGACACTTATCAAGGAGCGAATAACTATATCCTAAAATTAAAATTACAAAAGGAAACTAATAAAAGATTCTTCCCTACTCGGGCACAATCTGACTACATATTAAATTATCACGAAGTAATCCCAAAGGTGGCTAAAAGATGGGTTGATTTAGACCCCTACTTCGCCAAAAAAATTGCTGATGAAAAACTATTAACAAATATTCCTGAACAAGTATGGGTGGAAAAGTTATTAGTTGAGAAAGAAAAATCGTATCATATTTGGGGTAAAGTTCTATCCGGTGAAACTATTAATGAATTTTGGTTACCGAAGGGAGCTTTAATTAAAACTCACACAATTAAAGATGTTGTTATTAATTACAAAAAATATTCTAATCGTCCCCCTCTTGAACATCAAAAACTTGCAATTGAGAAACTTGCCGGTTCAAAAAGATTCATTTTAGCTGACGATATGGGACTTGGTAAGACAACTTCTACCATTATTGCAGCGTTAGAAACGGGGGCAAAGAAAATACTAATTGTTTGTCCGGCATCCCTAAAGATTAACTGGCAAAGAGAGATTGAGAATTATAGTGATAGAAGTGTTTATATTTCTGAAGGTAAGAATTTCTCAATAGAACACGATTTTGTGATTGTGAATTACGATATTCTTAAAAACTTTTACGACCTTAAAAATAAGTCAGAATCCTTAATTACTCAAGGAAATTTTGATTTAATTATTTTGGATGAGGCTCACTATGTAAGTAATGGACAGGCAGCAAGAACAAAACTTGTTAATAGTTTTGCTAAAAATTGTGAAAGAGTGTGGTTGTTAACAGGGACACCCATGACAAATCGTCCGATGAATTACTTTAACCTATTATCTCTAATTGAGAGTCCGGTCTCCCAAAATTGGATGGCTTACGCAATACGATATTGTCAAGGTTATCAATTTATGGCGGGTAAAAGAAAAATATGGAATGTTTCGGGAGCATCAAATTTAGAAGAATTAAGAGACAGAACATCAAGACAAGTATTGAGAAGATTAAAGACTGAGGTTTTAGATTTACCTGAAAAAATTATCACCCCAATTTATTTAAGATTAAAATCAAAACTTTATGAAGGGTTGATGGGTGAATATTATGATTGGTATAATAAAAACCCCGATGAATCAACATCACTTACCGTTCAGTTTAGTAAGTTAATGAAAGTTCGTCAAGTGATAGCAGAAGAAAAAGTTAAAGACACAATAGAATTAGCTGAAAATATTTTAGAACAAGATAAAAAAGTTATTATCTTTACTAACTTTACGGACACATTAAATCAGATTGCCGACCATTTTGGAAAAATTGCTGTTAGATTAGATGGTTCTACATCAAAACCTCAACGACAATATGCTGTTGACCAATTTCAAGATAATGAAAAGATTAAAGTGTTTGTTGGGAATGTTAAGGCTGCCGGTGTGGGAATAACGTTAACCGCAGCAGAAGCCGTTATTATTAATGACTTATCATTTGTTCCGGGAGACTTAGCTCAAGCCGAAGACAGAGCTTATAGATATGGACAAAAAAATTCCGTTTCAGTTTATTACCCAATTTTTGATAATAGTATAGAGGGAATCATTTATGATATGGTGAATCATAAAAAACAAAACATTAACACCGTAATGGGTGATAACATAGAAGAGAAGGGTGATTTCATCGGAGAACTTATGAATAAAATTAACAACCGAGGCTAATTCGGTTGTTAAGATATTTATAAGAATAACAAATAAGCCAAATGAAAAAGATTGAAGAAAAAATCAATCTCATAACTGAAGAACTAAAAAAAGTTGAAACCTATGAAAATCAACAAATGTTCATTAATGAGATGAAAAAAATAGGGATAGATAAATTACCCTATTCCTACTCAGCATTAAAACAATTTATTGATGCTGAAACAATGGATTACCATTACAACAAACACTACAAAGGATATGTTGATAAATTAAATTCCGCTCTTAAAAAGAAAGATTACGGTGATTTAGAATTAGAAGAAATTATTAAATCAATTAGTAGATTTGATAAGACAATTAGGAACAATGCCGGAGGAGCTTTTAACCACGCATTGTTTTGGAAAATGTTAACCCCAAAAAGACAAACACCAAATGGTGAAATTATTAAACAAATTAAAAAAGATTTTACTACCTTTGTCCAGTTTAAAAATAAGTTTGAGGAAATTGCTCAAGAAAAATTTGGTTCAGGGTGGATTTGGTTAGTTTTAACAAAACGAAATACCTTAAAAATTGTAACCACAGAAAATCAAGACAATCCTCTTATGAATATTATAGACGACGGAGGTTATCCAATATTAGGATTAGATTTATGGGAACACGCTTATTATTTAAAATATAGAAATAAAAAAAATGACTATGTTAAGAATTTTTGGAAATGTGTTAATTGGGAATTTGTTAATAAACTATATACAATGAGAATTGAGACTAAATTAAATGAATCATTAAATTTTAAATCTGTACTTACCGAAGGTAAATCAGAAAGATGTAGTAGAGAAGAAAACGAAGCTATACGTATGGTTTTTAATATTAACCCGAAAATTAAACAAATTTTTATGGAAGGTATTAATCACATCCTTAAAGAAGTTTTTCCGGATAACTATTATGGGTATGGGGAATATGCTAAAGGTGAAATGTCAGGTGTTTATGATTTAGAAAGAGATGGTCGTTCTGTCTTAAATAAATTAAACACCAATTATAGTTGTTTCTGTGTTCTTCTTAACGACACAAATAAATTTTTAAAATCTACAAACTCACCTGAAATTAAGATTGTTGGTTTAAAACCACTAGAACAAATTGAGGAAACTAAAAAATTACTCATTTTCTTATATGAATATAGATTTAGAATATTCAAACAAACTTCAGCAACATTCCAAAACATTATGAAAGTTTTAACTCAAACTGATGCTTGGGGACAATCTCGTGAAGATAAAACTATTGAGATTTTAAAGAAAAAATTTGGAAAAGACAATGTTATTGCCATTGGTAAATTGGGTGGTAAAGAGGATATGATTGGTGGTATAGATTGTGAAGTTATTATAAATGGTAGAAAATTAAGTAGTCAAATAAAACCTTTTTCAAGTATTAAAACAAATGATGAAGAGATTACTGTTATTGGTTCAGGGGCTGTTAAAAAATATTATACCGATTGGTTAATTTTCACCAAAAATAATCAAGAGGTTTTAATTTTTAGAAATAAAAATTCAAAAATAGTTGATGGACAATATGTTTTTCCTAAAGGAGATTTAATTTATTCATTAAATTGATATTTATAAATAAAAAGAACTATGTCAGTAATTCCAGAACCTCAAAGAACCGCGTTATACACAAGAATTAAACATTTACTTGGAGCACCACTTCGTTCAATAGAAATTGAAGACGAAATGATGGATAGTCTATTAGAATTATCTATCGGTGATTATTCCCAATATGTTCAAGATTGGTTAATAGAATCTCAATGGACATCACTATATAATCTTAATCTTGATACTCAATCATTATCCAAAGCTTTCATAACAAAAAGTTTGGATTTTGAAACAAGATATACCTACGCTTATTCTAAAATCGTAGGACTTCAAGCCGGTGGTGATTGGGAACTTAAGAAAGACTATATCCAACTTGAACGTAATCAACAAATATATGAAATCCCCGCGAATAGAGAAATTAATGAGGTTTTATGGTTTACACCTGCAGAACTTAATAATTTATTGTTTGACCCTTGGACTTTCGGAACATTAGGTGCCGGTGGTTTAGGTGGGTCTGGTGGTTTCTCACAAATGGGTATGTCCGGGTCATATTTTATGATGCCGGCCTTTGACATATTATTGAGGATGCAAGAAACTAATATTCAAAGAAGAATTATTGCTGGTGATTTAACATATAGAATTACCGCACTCCCTGAAGGTAAAAAAGCTTTACATATAATGAATACGCCCGGTGGTAAATTTGACTTTGGGAATGCAACAATGACTAGAGGTAAAGTATGGTATTGGTATTATGATGTTGGTCCGGCAGACAGAGACAAATGTTTAAAGGCGAACCCTGATATTATTACACTTCCTTCTGATGTTCCGTTTGAGGAAATATCTTGGGTTGATTTAAATAACCCTGCTCAACAATGGGTTAGAAGATGGTTTACCGCATATGTTAAACAAACATTAGCAAGAGTTAGGGGTAAATTTAGTGGAAATGTTAAAACACCTGATAGTGAATTAACTATGGATTACGCATCATTAGCTACAGAAGGTGCAGATGAAAAATCAAAACTTGAAGAAGAATTAAAATTAAGATTGGAGAGATTACGACCTGATAAAATGATGGAACGAGAAGCTTTATTAGCGGAGAATTTAAATAAGTCTTTGAAATTTAGAGCAATGCCAAGACAAATTTATGTAATTTAAATATTATGTTAGATTTAAATAGACAGACAGAAAAAAAAGTGGTCGGTGATAAAAGATTTTATAATGAAGTTTATGAATCTAATATTGAAAACATAAAAAAAGTTATAACTGATGAGGTTTATAATACTAAAGGTGAAGTTTTAATATTGGCCAAAGGTGTTAGTGAATGTAAAATAGTTTTAGATTCAGAAACAACGGAACATATAATAATTAAAGCGTTAACAAAAGTTTATATAACACCAAGCTCAAATAAAATTGATGAACTCTATGATGAAATTTTTATTGACCGAGGAGCGTGTGTTGAGTTCTATTTAATAGAAGATAACTGGTACATAGTCTCAAGTGATGGGTTAAAATTAGAATAAAAAAAGGTGTCGTATTTGACACCTTTTTTGTTTTAATTAATATGTTCTTCCCACCCTGGTTCTGCCAAGTCATAAATATAATCGGAACTAACACCAACTCTATCCCAAAACTTTAATTCTAAATCGGTGATAGTTAATAAATCCTCAATAGTGTCTTGGTCTTCTTCTTTATTTGGAATACCTCCAATTAATTCACATTGTGTTTTAGTAAAAAATCCTCTGTCTTCCGGATTAGCGATTAACAAATTTTCTCTTAATTCTTTATTAAAAACAATTAATAATGGTTCCACTTTTTTATTAAATGTTGAGATTGCTCTCGGAACATTATAATCACCTGTTAAATCAGGATTATTTTCAATTTCTGTTTGGTCTAATAGATAACAATTTAGTTGTATTGTTGAGGTTGATTTATCCTCCGGTTCTTTACCATTCACAGATGTAAACAAATCTAACTCTTTTTTAGTATAATTGTTTTTTGTTATTTTTTGAACATCTCCATGAGAGGCTTTAGTTCCATTATTAACATAACTAATAACATCACCCAACGAAACTTTTAAATCATGTTTAATTGCTAGTTCAAGGTGAGCCATACGACTCATTAAAGAGCCCGCCTTTGTTTTTTGAGTGCATCGTTTTTTATAATCATCAATAGATAACTTAACCCTTGCTCTTTGGGCGATTTGTTTTAATGGGATTTGTTGGTCAAATATTCTTTGGTGATATTCAAAATACCACTCAATAAACTCTTGTCCTTTACCCTCCAATAACAATTTAACCCCTTTATCTAAAAACACCTCAATATATAATGGTAATTTTTTAGATTTAATTGAGTTCCCGGTTAATTTAATTTTACCATTGGATTCCATTGTGGCGTAATTCTTTCTACTTAAATTAATACACGAATCCCAAGTTCCATCACAATCTAATCCCATCTCACCTTTCATAAACAAATCGTTATACTCGGCAGTGTCTGCATAATATCCTCTATATTCTTGACCCTCTTTAACCAACCAATTTAATCCTTTCCCAATATAAACCCTATCATCAACACCACCTTCAGGTAAACTAAAGTTAACACCATCGGTGTCAAGTACCAAAGGAGTATAACCTCTTTTAACGAAGTATTTTACCATCTGACGAAGATATTGTCGTCCGGTACAAGTAATTCGTTCTCCACTATTCATTTCACCCCATTCGTAAACGTGGGGAGCGGACAATCCACCGAACATTGAGTTAATAAAGATTTTTAAAGGTAATTGTTTTCTATCGTACGATAATGATTTTTTAGAATCAATTGATTTGTATTCGGACGCTAAGTTTTTATACATAATACGAGCGTTACGGAAATAAGTTAACATACCTTTCATTCCACCCATTACATCACACTCGGGAAACACATCGTGTACCAACTGAATCGATGGGTATAGGGAAGAGTAGTCAAGTTTTAATACATTGGTAGAGTATCCCACTTTAAGTAACCTTGAAAGTCCCCCTACGAAGTCCGTCTTCTCTTCTTTAGCGGGGATAGCCAATTTATTCTTATAAGACCAAGCCAACATAATCATTCTCCATAGAGTTGCGGTTCCCATTGTGGAAACTCTCTCATATGTTGTTGGTACCATCGATGCGAGTAGAAACGTTCCTTGGTTGAATTCATCATCCACAGTCAACGTCTCCTCTAAATCGTCGTCAAGATATCTCTCAACAATATTATCTCCGGTCACCTTTAAATATTTACCCGGAAATCTTGTATCTAAATTATCAAATGCCGGATTGTCGGCTTTCTTATATTTTCCATTCTCAACATTTAACCAATATTCTTCTTTTTTGGCATACATCGGACCAATCTCTAAATGGTCAATATAAACTCGGTCGGGAGATTCAGCTTTAATATATTGAGTTATGTATTTAAGGCCTGCTGATTTAATACTTGAATTGATTGCTTGTGCTCTACGAACAGAGTGAATAATATCAATAACATTGTAACCCCATAATTGAGTTTGTGAGAATCTCTCAACTTCGTTGGCTAGTTTTAACATACCATCTTTTTGTGAGATGGGTCTTGATGGATTTAAAGATTTTGCAATCTTCTTAATGTCTAAATTAAGTGATTTACATCTCTCAAATATCCAAAACCAGTCAAAGTTTGCTGAATTGTATCCACCAATAATTGATGGTTTAAGTTCATCAATAATATTAAAGAATTCCACTAAACCTTTTCGTTCTTGGTCTTCATCGGCACACTCAATAACTTTTTGATAACCTTTATTTGTTTTGATTCCAATCATAAAGATACGACCATCTTTAGGTTCTAAAGCGGTCGTCTCCAAGTCAAATCCGAGTCTGGTAATGTCATTGTATTCTTCATACCCTTTGAATAATCTTTTCTCTCTTGAAATTAGGAATTGTTCTACCGGTGGAAGTACCGTTAATTTTCCTTTTGTTTTTTCACCCCAAGGGTCAACACCACCATCCCTAAAGAATTGGATAAGTGAACGATAACCCTTCATTGATTTAACCATAAACTTAAGACCTTTTTCTAATCTCTCATTACCTTTGGTTTCTAATTTATCAATGATGATACCGTGTTTCTTCATTGCTTCTTTTTGTTGGTCTTTGGACTTTGAATAAAAATTCAAATCTCTCAAATCACCAACCCAAGCAAATGCCGTAAATGTGTCTTTTTTGATTATTTTTCCCTGACCAGGGATTTCTTTAATTTTGTAGATTGAGTCAGATGCGTAATCATACTCAATAGCAACGATGTGTTCTTCCGGGTCGTTCCCTTCAAGGAACGCCTTAATCTCTTCTTGTGTTACCATAATTATATTTTTTAGAATGACATATTAGCTCTGATTAATTTCAGGTTTGTCTTGTTTCTATAAATATAATTATTTAACAATTATAAGTCAAATCAAATTATATTGACCCCGTATCTCCAACTATATTCCAATTATATGTATTTATTAAAATATTTCTTGCGTTACTGGCGGATATTGATGTATATACAAATCCCGGAACATCTAATCTCATAGTATAATTGTTATAAATTAAAGGTAATTGTGACCATTTAATCAACAAATTATTATAATTTGTTGAGTTCATTGGTGTTGTGTCCCTAAACATATTAATCATTGATAGAACCTTACTTATATTCCAATCAGAAATGTCTTGATTAAAAAATGTGTTACCATCAAACATATAATCCATATTAGTAACATTACTGACATTCCAAGAATTAAGAGGTAGGTTAAAAGGTGAAATTCCAAACATACCTGACATATTAGTAACATTACTAACATTCCAAGAATTTATTAGTTGATTAAAATTTGAATATCCAAACATACCCGACATATTAGTAACATTACTAACATTCCAAGAATTTATTGGTTGGTTAAAACTTGAACTTTGAAACATAAATGACATATTAGTAACATTACTTACATCCCAATTATTTATTAAGTTGTTAAATTGTGAACCGGCAAACATATATGACATATTAGTAACATTACCCACATTCCAAAATGAAATGTCTTGATTAAACGATTGGTTGTTAAAAAACATTTGAGACATATTTGTAACATTACCAACATTCCAATTACTTATTGAACTGTTGAAATCTGTGCCGGCAAACATATATGACATATTAGTAACATTACTTACATCCCAAGACGATAAATCTTGATTAAATAATGTTGCGTAATAAAACATGCTGGATAAACTAGTGATATAACTTAAATTCCAAGATGTTAAATTATTAATTGTTGTTATACTAACACAATTTCTAAATAAACCATCAATTGTTATATAACCAATATTTTCTTCTACATCATAATCTGTAAGGTTTAAAACTCCGTTGACTGAATCTAACGTTAAATTAATACAATATGCGAATTGTGATGTTGTCCCCCCTCTTAAAGAAAAGTTCCCCCAATTAAGTATTGATAATATTTTATAATTATTTGGATACTCAGAACCACTACCATTTTCATATTCTATAGGTGCGTCACTACTAAATTCCCAACCACGTACTTGACCAGTTACTCTAATTGTATAGTCTCCAGCGTTAGAGTAAGTATGGGCTCTATTTTCGTAACTATTTACAGAAGTAGTTCCATCTCCCCAATCTATTGTACCACTATAGTTCCCGTCAGCAATATAGGGTAGTGTTATTGTATCGTTTGAGTCTAATGTTCTCCACGTTGACGTAAAATCGTTACCATAATTTTGAATTATTGGTGCTGGTGTTGGCGTTGGAGTCGGTGTTTTTGTTGGGGTTATTGTTGGAGTTATTGTTGGAGTCGGTGTTGGTGTTGGTGTTGGAGAAACAACTATGGTCGTTTCACCATTTTGATATAAATAAACATCAGAAAATACTGAACTTCCACCCACATATTGTTGATATATTTTTATGTAAATAAAACTCACCGCTGGTAAATATGTTAAAAAAGAGGAATTAGTTGTACATGCAAAATTTCTTGTCATACTCCAACTAATATTGTCAAATGAATAATATATAGACATAACATTACAAGTTAACGTATTACTAATTACCATACTAATTTGATAACTTGATAAACTTGGTTGAGTAATGTTTGTAATAATTGGTATTGGTACGATTGGGTTGGTTGTCGATGTTAGTGTTGGAGTTGGGGTTTTTGTTGAGGTTGGTGTCGGAGTTAATTGGGGAAACGTATATATAACAACATTTGATGGAGCACTAAAGGCAGCATTAACAGAACAATATTGTAAAAGTCTAACGTAGACATTCCCTGTTGTTGTAAACGAATTAAAGATAATAGGTGATGAACAATTTGTCGCTCCATTAGATATATTACCATATTGCCAATTAATATTATCATAAGAATATTGTACGGGAACACTATTTCCATTACCGTTACAGGGAAATGGTAAAGTAAAATTAATTAATAATGAACTACCTGATGGATTACTAACACTTGTAATTGTTGGTGAAAGACATGTTGTTGTCAATACCGGAGATATTATTACCCCATTAGAGTATAATGATACGTCAGAATAGTAAACGTTTTGATTACCAACATAAGATTGACCAATTTTAATATAGACAATCCCTGTATAACTAAATGAATCAAATGAGAATAAAGAACCGCAACTATATGCACCATAATAATTAAAAGTAACATTATTAAAAGAATAGTATATTATTATATTTTGACAAGTACCCAAATTTCCTGGTGTTACAAATATATTATATTGAGAACCACCTGTTCTAACAATGTTATTAATTATGGGAAGATATTGAAAAGGTAATCCTTGTGTTGGTGTTATTGTAGGGGTTGGTGTGGGAGTTGGTGTTGGTAAAGAGGTTGTAAAAGAACCATTTGTATATAAAGCGATATTTGAATAACTCTCTATTCCGTAAATTGAGGTTTGTGTAATCTTCACATATATAGTACCTGAAGTATCCAAATTGGTTGTTATTGGGACGTATGAACCACAACTATTAGATGTACCACTAAACCATGTTACATTGTCCACCGACCCGTATGGTAAAATACTATTACAAGGAGAATTATTTGCTGGTGTAAAATAAATTAAATAAGCGTTTGTATACACTCTTTGTATATGGTAGATTACTGGAGATTCGTAAATAATGTTTGGTGTTCTAGTTGGTGTAGGTGTTTGAGTTGGAGTTTTTGTTGGAGTCTTTGTTTGTGTCGGTGTTTGAGTAGGCGTTTTTGTTGGGGTTTTTGTTAAATCTGGTGTTGGGGTTGGTGTTAAGATATTAGATATTGAATCTCCAATTATCGCCCAACCAAAATCATTTCTAAGTACACTTCTTGGGTCGGCTTCTGTTGGGGTATATTTTAATCCTGACACACCTAACAAAACATTATATTGTTTTACAGGTAATAACGACCATTTTAATAATAAACTATCATAATTTATCACACTCATATAAGTCCCGTTAAGCATATATTCCATATTTCTAACCTTACCAATATCCCAATTTGATATATCTTGATTGAATGCTGTTGAATAAAACATACCCCACATACTGGTAACATTACTAACATCCCAATCACCAATTGGTTGGTTAAATTGACTATTAAAAAACATACTACGCATATCTGTTACATTACCAACATTCCAACCACCTATTGGTTGGTTAAATGATGTCTCATGAAACATTCGACTCATATCAGTTACATTACCAACATTCCAATCACCTATTGGTTGATTAAATGGTGAGTTGTAAAACATATAAGACATATCAGTTACATTACCAACATTCCAATCACCAATTGGTTGGTTAAATGATGCGTTGTAAAACATTGCCCACATATCAGTTACATTACCAACATTCCAACTATTAATTGGTTGATTAAACGGACAACCCCAAAACATACTACGCATTGTTGTAACATTACTAACATTCCAATACTCAATACTTTCGTTGAAAAACGAAAAACGAAACATACCTCTCATATCAATTACATTACCAACATTCCAATCACCTATTGGTTGGTTAAATGGGGTGTCATAAAACATTTGATTCATATCGGTTACATTACCAACATCCCAACCACCTATTGGTTGGTTAAATGGTGTCCCATAGAACATATATTCCATATTAGTTACATTCCCAACATTCCAATTTGAAATGTCTTGATTAAATAATGATTTGTAGAACATATATTCCATATTAGTTACATTCCCAACATTCCAATCACCTATTGGATGGTCAAATGGGGAATCCCAAAACATACTACGCATACTGGTAACATTACTAACATCCCAATCACCAATTGGTTGGTTAAATGGTGAATTACGAAACATAGTTCTCATAGTGGTCACATTCCCAACACTCCAATCACCAATTGATTGGTTAAATTGAGTGTTATAAAACATATAAGACATATCGGTCACATTACTAACATCCCAATCACCAATAGGATGGTTAAAAGGTGATAGACCAAACATATAAATCATGTCGGTCACATTAACGGTATTCCAATTTGATATATCTTGATTAAATAACGATGAATAAAACATGAAACCCATGTTAGTTACACTCCCAACATTCCAATCACCTATTGGTTGGTCAAATGGGGAATCCCAAAACATAGCACGCATTGTGGTGACATTACTAACATCCCAATTTGAGATATCGTCATTAAAATTTGTGTTTCTAAACATGAAATTCATATTAGTTACATTACTAACATCCCATAAATTCACATTATTAATCGTCGTTAAACTATCGCAATTTACAAATAAATTAGATAAATTAGTTGTGTTAGTTAAATTTAAAGTGTCCTTAACATTATTTAATGTTAAATTACCACAACCATAAAAACAATTAATACTACTCCCTAAATTTAAACATCCCCAATTAAGAATTGATAATATTTTAAATCTATCCACCCCATTACTAAATGACCATCTTACTAATACACCACTTATTGTTATTGTATAATCTCCGGGACTTGAATAAACATGTTTTCTATTTGCGTATCTATTTACAGAAGTAGTTCCATCCCCCCAATCTATCGTACCACTATATGTTCCGGATGGTCCATAAGGTAATGTGACACTATTTGATGGAGAAGATACCCTCCATATTGATATAAAGTCTAAATCATTTAATATTGGTGTGGGTGTTGGGGTTTTTGTTTGGGTTTGAGTAGGTGTTGGTGTTAAAGTTATTGATAATTCTGATGTGGGTGTTGGAGTTGGTGTTAAAGTTACTAATAATCCTGATGTAGGTGTTGGAGTAGGAGGTAATCCTGGTGTTGGAGTTATTGTTATCGTTGGAGTTATCGTTGGAGTTATCGTTGGAGTAGAAGTTGGAGTTGGAGTTGGTGTTTCTGTTGAGATATTAATAGGAGAAATTATTGTGAGGTCAACATATACGACTTCATCAAAAATGAAATCGGTAATTGTTTTATTTAATAATGTTATCCCCGCTTCGGAAACAGTGTCTATAAAATAACCGCTTTCATCATTAAGTATTTGTACTGAATCCGACCCACCACTAAACACAGCTGCGGATTCATTTTGATTAATTGTTAGTAAAAAATTCTTACCAACCATAGAATCAAAATAATTGGATTGATTAATACCATTATAATCAATATTGTTAAAATATATTCCACCACTATCTGAAATATTATCAGAACTATTTTCCGCTAAATTTAAACTATAATTTACCAATAATGTTTCACCAGACATTGGAATTTCTACATTATTTGTTAAAAAATATGGGACACTATCATCTACTGCGGATATAATTAAAGGGTTACTTAAGAATTCATTTTCGGAAAACACATACTCAGTGTCCTCAATAAAGTAACCATCAATTGTTATATCACCTTTAACACAATCAATAGATGTAATTGGTAGATTTATAACTTCTGGACCATAAGCAAACCAACCAACTTTTATATTACATAGATTAGTGTCGGAAAAATTACCTGTATTTCCTGATAGATTTTGATTAGTGTACGGCCCTAAATATGTTTTAACTCGTATTGTCTCGAGAGTTGGTGTTGGGGTGTTTGTTGGTGTTGGGGTGTTTGTTGGGGTTGGAGTTGGGGTTGGTTTTATTCTCACATAAATTAAATCTTCCGGAGGCCAATTAATATCTGATAAAATTTTTAATAAACCTGAAGTACCGTTACTGAAAGAAAAAGTTCCCTTAATACACCAAATACTTTTTATTTGTTTTGGTCCTAACTCTACTTGTCTTCTCCATGTAGAATCTGATAAATTTTGAAAATTTATAATTATTTTTCCATCACCATTATTAACTACCTCTAATTTTTGACCTATTAACATATTGTTTTTTTAAATTATAATATTATGAAGATACCTCAATAGCAAAACAAATTTCACCTCGTTCTCTTATTAATCTTTCCATATCAGTGAATGAAATGTATGCGTGACCCGATTGTCCCCAAGATTGTCCCCAGCTATTTTTAATTCTAAAAAGTCTTGTTACCGTATTAACACCATTGATGACATAAGCGTGTCCACCAGCGATACGACCACTAATTTTAATTAAACCATTTCTATTAGGGTAAAACATTCCGGTATACCAATTAGTTCCAACAACAACAGGACCTAAATTTAAAACAGAATTAATTAATGATGTTAAATTAAACCCCCAATAATAAGAAGAAACTTTACCAACACTTTTTAAATATTTAACACCACCTCTAACTGAGGTTCCGGCATAATTCTCACCAACCCATTCATCAACTTTTTGAGCGTTTTCGTAAATAACTCTTGGGGGTATTATTGGAGCGATACCACTTTGAGGAACCGGACCATCTTCTAACCAATGAGCCCAAGCATATCCTACACATTGGGGTGTATTACCTTGATTACCCCACCATCCATTATCATCCCAATATCTGTTGGTAAGTTTAATAGGTGTTGCACTTAAAAGATTATTAATTGAATATTTGTGGTCTCTTTCATCCGGAACATATTGTCTCCCTAATTGATATGTTCTATTAATACTTTCCACCAAAACTGTTGGTTCGTTAACACAGCAAGGGAATTCTGAAACATAACAACTATCATAAACCAAATCATCGGCAACGAAAGATTCCTGAACATTAATATTAAGTTTTTCTCTAATTGGTAAGATAAGTACACCATCAGAATTTCTTAACATAAATTCACCCTCATATCTACCAACACGATTGGTGTCTTTGGATGTGAATTGATAATATATGTAATATTCTGGTTCGGAATTGGGGTCCATTGAGGTTTTTTCAACAAATCCGCCAGGTCTTGAAGTAATTTTTGGTATTCCCGTTTCTACATCTACCATTGAGAAGAAAATTGACGATAACTCTATGGTTTTCATAAAATTATTGTAATCACTTCTTCCATCTTTTACGACTTGGAATTTTAAAACAGGTAAAGTCGAGTTTTTCTTAATAAAAAAATCCATCTATTATTTTTTATTATAAATAGTTGGATTTTTAAAAATAAATGATTTAACTCTCTTTTCTTAACGAACCGTCGTAATGGTCAAAGCGATTGTGCTCAGTGGGTGTTAGTAACAACAATCCCGGATAAATTTTTCCTTTAACGGTTTCTTGATAACTATAAGACATTAGTGTCTGTTCAAACGGATGAGCCCACTTTGTTTCTAAATAACATTTGTAATTACCTTCTTTTGATAATACAATTGGCCAATTTGAAAGATAGACTTCTCCGGTAACATATGGTAAACCTTTGTGGATATGAATTTCATCAAATTTTGTTTTTGGTGAATTTGGGTCTAAACCTTGTACAGGTAATTTGGGATTGTTTGGCCAATGCTTTTGTCTAAAATCTTGAGGTACATTATACCAACTCCATTGTACACTATTGTCACCAAAAAATTCACTAAAATTAAGTTTAAGAAAATCAAAATTTTCTTTAGCAAGTATATCTAATGATTTCTGATATAAGTTATCCACAAAACGGGGAAACCCATTTCTACAAACCTCACCCTTTTTAGGGTAAAATGCCATATCATCTTCAAACCACCAATAACAATCTAAGTCAGTTTCATCAAAATGTTCGGCAACAAATACTCTACCACCAACAATACCAATATTATCTTTTTTAATGTGTTCAAAACCATATTGTTCACACAATTCTATGTATCTCGGTGTTGTTGATAAATCAGTTGAGTTATCTAATAAGAATTTTTTTGGTTTCTCTATAAAATCTTTATCATAATCCAACATAGATTGGATAAGAACTTCCAATTGTTTTGGTGAGTTAAATGTAATAACATAAAGACCAACTTTTGATGTGTCTAAATTATTTACAATAACATTTTTAGATATTTCCGATTTAACCTCAACCGTCATATCTTTTAAATCTTCAAAAAACTTACCCATTAACCCATTACCCTCTATTTCTGAATAAGTAATTAAGTTTGGGTACTTGTATGTCATAATAGTGAATAACGATTCTTCAGTACCCATTAACCCATTTGAAAGTGTTTCATTCATTAATCCGTAATAAATGGTGTTAATTTCCGATATAACATCTTTTTTTCCACCAAAGAAACCTGCTCTAGCAACCATATTAACAGGTTTACCGGCTAATTCACATAACTCTTGGTATTTGAATCCGTGAATTTCGCTATTGGTTTCATAAGGGAAACAAACAAAATGAAAACTCTTTACTAATTGGGGTAATTTATCTAAAACTTTATCATGAGTGAAGTATCCCGGGTGAATTGTGTTAGTTAAACCGGCATCAATCCAAAACATATATTCTGAATCAAATTTATCTAAAATCTTTGCGTCATGTAAAAGATAAACTTTTGACATAACTAAAGGATTATACATTTCTAATTTAGATTGAGTTGAATCCGTTAACCACCCAACTTGATTATACCAATCAGGGTTTGTTCTTATTTTTTGAATTTTATCGTAAAAATCATTATTTTTAAACCAAGATAAATCTCTACGAACAAATTGTGTATTTTCACTACGTCTATTGTTTAATACAAATTTTTCCAATTCTTCATCACCAAAAATTATCATATTCACATCAACTTGTAATAGTTGTTGAAATTTGTCTAAATAATGTTGAAATGAACGAGACCATCCTTCTTGGAGGTCTCCTCTACCTATGTCCCATAAACCGGTTACTAATGTTGTTGTATTATTAGAACTATAACTCATACTTTCAATTTTAACTATTTTTGAATTTTTTTTATATCCACCCACTTGAGTAACGACCTCAATAACATTATTTTCAATACCTCTTAATTCAAAGAAATCTTTAATCGCCGCCTCAACACCAGGTAAATCATTTCTTTTATAATCGTGAAAAAATATATAACCACCATCAACAACTCTATCATAAACTTTAACTAAACTATCATATATTGAGTCATAAAAATCACCATCAAGAAATGCAAACGATATTTTTTCAGGTAGTTTATCTTCCGGAATATCTTTAAACCACCCTTTAGTTATTATTGGTGTTGGTAAATTATTTTCAATAAAATTACTTGTTAAAACATCTTCACTTGTCACTAATGTTCTTGGTCTCCAACCGGTGTTTATCTCCCATTTGGATAAATCAGGTAATCCTTCAAATGAATCATATACATACAATTTTTTATCAGAATTTGTCTCCACTAATGTTTTCATTAAGTATTTACTTGATTCACCAACATAACAACCTAATTCAACAACATCACCATCTATATTATTTTCGATAGCGTCTAACAAATACTCAACTAATTTTTTAACTTGGTCTTGATTAATAATTGATGAATCCACTTGTTTGTTATGAAAATTCATTATTTCATTTAATTTGTTTCCCATTTTTTTGTACTATATTATATGTAATTTAATTGATTATAAATTGATAAAGATTTATTTATATATTTTTTTGTTTTTGTCTTATCATAACATTTAACGGCAAATATTCCATCCGAATTATAATGAGGTAATTCAAATCTAATATCTTCCACTAAATCATATGATGTTATAAAATTATGACTATCAATATGACATAATTTAATTAAATTACCATTTAATCTTACACCCCCATCATTATAAGATTGTTTAAAACTTATGAAGTCTTCATCACAATCTTTAACATTATCCCATAATTCAGGATGAATTAATGTATCATCATCGTTAAAATAAATGTGTCCCATTTTCACTAAATCTAATGCAAAATTTCTTTGACTATTACCGAATACACTATCTTTATTTTTATGTAAATAATATTCACAATTATCCGGTATATAACTTTTATCGGGTAAAGTTAATGAATCAAAAACAATAATCCATCTATAATTTTCACTTGGGATATTAATACTTTTTGATATTAGGTGTAGATTTTGAGGTCTACTGCAAGGTGTTATTATGTTTAATAATTTCATATAACATTATTTTATTTAACTTATTCTTCATTTTTACAATTTTGTTACTTAATGTCGTTTAATGAACATAAATAAACAAATTCGTGAGCTCCTATAACAAATTCAATCCTTTCACCTTTTTCATTTAAATAAGTCCTTGTTGAATCATCTGATGGATGGTAATGATAATATTTTAAGTCCTTACTTGGATTAAATACGTCCATATTTAAATCATATATTAATATCGACGCAAATCTATTATCACACCCAGGTCTACCTAAAGGTATTTCTTCATAATTATTTAAATCAACTGAACCATAAAATATAAAAACATCTTGAGAATCTTTAGCGTTAAAATATCTAATATCATCCTCGTTGAAATAATTCCATCTTGTTAAACCTAAACATAATTTTTCTTTTTTTGTATAATTAGAATATAATTCGTGTAAATCATTTAAAAATTTATCATCAAAAAAATTATCGGGGTTTGCAATTATATTAATATCGTTAGGGTATTTTTTCATTTCGTTTAAAAATGAATTATATGTTGGTCTTTTAGTTTTATTTATATAATATTGACCAAAATTTAATTTTTTATTTTTTTCGTAACAAAAATTAAATTCATCTTCTCTAATTGTATTTTTTGGTTCATAAAACCAACCGGTAAATAAATTTATATTCATATTTACAGAGGATTATTTTTAATATAGTTTTCACCATTTATTTCAGGTTGTGATTTTGATTGTCCTTGATATCGTCTTGACGCATCTGTATGTCCAACATAAGGACCTTCACCTATATCACCATATAAAAAGGTACCCCAATCATCTCTAATATCAACCCATTTATTTTCACTAATAATCTTTCTGTAATGAGGTATCATAGTTTCTTCAACATTGTGACAACTTTGATGAGAAACACCAACATATTGGTTTTTTATTATATTATAATACCAATCTTCCATTTTTAAAGTTCTAAAAATGACGGGGTTATTAGACCACCTACAAGTTGTAACTAAATCAATTTCTGTTACTCTAGTTTCTTTTTCAAATGGTGTTGTTTTATCTTCTACATCTCTAGCAATTTCAAACCCTCTCATAATGTTATCATCTTTTGCAAACCAAACAGCATTTATAAAATTATGATTATTAAATGCTTTTAATAAGTCGCTAAAATTAATATTATCTTTTTCTAAAAAAACCCAATCGTGTTCTAAAAATAAAAAGTAAGGTGTTTTTATTTTTGGTAAAATATTATCAATTGTTGATATTAAACCACCAAAACTAAACGATAACTCCGTATTTAAATCTGACTTAACATCTCTAAAATATGCATTTAACTTAACAATTTCACTATTAATATCTTCATTTCCAGATTTATCATAATGTATTATGAATTTACATTTTAATATCTCGTTAGGTAAACTATGTAATAAATAATTTAAATAGTATTGATGATTTTCTACAAAATGACCAGCAACAACAACAGTTAACTCTTTTTCTATTTTAAAATCTGTAAAAACACCATTTGGATATCTATCATATAAAAATTTATGATAACTACCTTGAATCCATCCATTATAATTAACAGGACCTCTGGGTTGTAAAGTAGATTCAAAACCAACAGCATGATTAATACATAAAGGTATTGTAGTTAAAGTTATAAACCCCTTACTATTTAATAAAGGTAGATAATCGTCAATAGCAATGTAGTCTCTTTTATAATTTGAATTTTCTAAAATATATTCATAAGCTCTTTTCTTAATTAAATAACTCCAAGCTCCGGTACTCTTATCTACAACACCAAGATTATTAGTTATTGGACGTATTTGTGATTTAGGGTTACAACCTAATAAAACCACATCCCATTCTACATTTTGTAAATCGGTGTAAACATCTATAAGAACATCACTAAATTTTTTAATTTTATTATACGGGAAATAACATTCGTCCTCAATATTAAAATCGTCCTCACCAACAAAGATTATAGACAAATCCTCATTTAATGATTGCTTAAAAATCTCTAAATGACTTTTTGTACACGAATATTGTATCATTTCATCTGTTAATGCCTCAAACCTATTTAAACCCTCAATGTTATATTGTAACATTAATTCTTTTATTTTTTGGTTTCTATCAGTAGATGATGGTAAATTAATGTAATACCCCTTATCCGCTAATTTATAATCTAATATTTTAAACATAATTAATATCTATCTTCTACTTTATGATTTGGATAAAATGGGAATGATTCCCATTTTAATTTAAATCCGGATATTGGAATAACAAAAGATAAGTTTCCGTGTTTATTATTACCGTAACCATAACCAAATTCTTTTTCATACCCAAAAGTTGTGTACTTATGCCAATTATCAACAAATCTAATAATATCTTGATTGGTATCACCAATAAAAACTTGACAAGGACCATCTATTGTATCGTAATCATCAACATTAAAATTTAAATTAAAATGATTAATATAATCATCGTGATAATTAAAAACATCATCAGGTGTTTTATTTGAATATTTAAAAATTGCTGAATTTGTTTTAACGGTATTTGGTTCATATTTTAATTTTAATTCATTAAAAATTTCCTCACCTGTTAAATGTATGTGAAATTGATTATCGGCATCAACATATATAATATAATCAAAACCATCAATTGCCGCTTGCTCAACGATAAAACGTCTTAAATTCCAAGGATATCTTGATGGGTATAACCCTCGAGGGTCTTCCGGTAATAATTCTAACTCTTTTGATTTAAGATTATTTTTACGTAAATCCTCAATATTAAAAATTTTAATAAAATTATTTGATTCATATTCACTAAACTCATTAGGGAGGTTTGTTGAAATATAATATGATATATCAAAATCATATAATTTTTTATCTAAAAAATCTTTTAATGATGATAACTTAAGTCTTTTTACATAATTAGGATATGTAACTTCAGTTGCAAAACAAATTTTCATATATTATAAATTCCCCGTTATTCTTTCACACCAACCTTTTGACTTACTAAACGGCCAAACAACCCAGTATTTTGGTTTATGAGTTGTTTGAAATTCTCTCCAAACTTTACAATACCCGTCAGGGTCTCTCATCATATTATTAATCTCATTGATGTCAGCATCTTTTCTATTTATCGTTTCATCATTTTCATCGTGAAAAGCAACAACCCAAAACTCATAATCCTTTTCCGGGACTTGAGTAAATCCAATATCAATACAATGCTTAAAGATGCTAGCATAACTTGCCAACCATTCTTCTTCAGTTTCATAAATTGTTGGATTTGGAGCGTAATGTTTATCTAATGTATATTGTTGTACAGCTCTATTTGAAAATTTAAGACCTGAATAAATCTCATAATCTTTTAATGTTCTTTCAGTCCCAAAACCGTAATAACTAAAATCCATAGTAACCTCTTCACCATCCATACCAAATAATTGACGATTTTTTAAATGAGACAATTCATTTTTCTTACCCCACTCTTTATCATCATCCCATTGTTTGGTTCTACCCTTACGAGTATATTCGTGCCAAATAACGGTTTTGTGTGGGTGAAATAAATCATATCCGTGGGTGAACGCTCTAACAGCGATTGATATTTCCTCACCGTGGAAATAGAACTCAGGGTCGTGTTGAACCTCAACACTGAATTGACCCAATGTAAATGCCATATGTGCAGAATAAAATCTTGAGGTAACGGGTTCTGTAAGAGTTTCCCACCCCGGAATTGTTTCAGGTAAGAAGAAGACAGCCCCTTCTGGTATAAATCTATCAAACGACATTCTCCAAGGTTCTTTGACTCTACCTGCAGGGTCATTGTCAGGGTCAAATGAAGAAACATATCCTGTTAATAAAGGTTTCTTAAATCCTTTCTTTTGAAGTTGTTTAATCATTTTAATTAAGGTGTCATCCCAATCCTTCTCAAATCTCATATGAGAATCAATTTGTAAGGTATATTCCTCACCTTTATATAATTGTTGTACTTGGTTTCTAGCCCAACAAACACCTTTAGATTCGGTGTATAGAACATCAACAACTCTAAATCTTTTATCTTTTGCGTATTCAGATAAATCATCAAACCCGTCTTCCGGGTGATATTGACGACAGATTCCAATTACTAAATTTTTAGGTTTTTTTGCATTCTCCAACATTGACTTAATTGTTGGAATAAGTTGGGGGTCACGATAGGACGCGATTTGCACAAAAATTTTCATATTTATCTTAATTTATTTAAAAAATACAATTTTAAAAAAATAAATAAATATAAAAAAAAATAACTTTAACACTATAATAATGTTAAAGTTATTTATCCTATTTACGATTAATTTCCGAGTTTGTCACAATTGAACAATTACTGAGAATTGGTGTTGTGTTTGGATAACATAAAACCGTTTTATATGTTCCAACATCAACAAAAATATTTACAAACACTTTTTCACAATTAAGGTAATAAAAATAACATCCATTACCTCCTCTTGGTGGGGTTTGCTCTTCATAATTATTAATAACACCATTTTCATCAACCCAACCTCCGTCAGTTATAGAATTAGCGTCCTCAACACTTACAATAGTCCAATTATTGGAATTTGTGTAGTTATTTCCGCCAGGTGGTGAATTATCCAAACCGTATACCTTCCAAGAGTTCCACGATATAAATCCGTACTTCCTACCATTATTAAGTAACCAAACAGAACTTGATTCGTTTGTTTTTATTGCTTTAGTACCTTCATAATAACTTGAGCCAAGTTCATATTCAACACAAACCAAATTAGGTTCAGTAGATGGTAATTCTGGTGGTAAATTACTAAAATCGTCAACAATACAACGAACAGAGAGACCATTTGTTTTTTCTATATAACTATCTATTTCAATATTGTTACTGGCAGAATTTATTGTTATTGTTTGATTATAATTTAATAAACCTTTTGACGACCAAAATGACGCTAAATATTTAAAAGATTCCTCATATTCAAAAAAACCTGTATCTTTATTGAATCCTCTAACACCTGCGGGTAAAATACGTAATCCAACTTCATCGGTGGTTACAAAAGATTTATTTTGAATCCAATGTTTTGAACCCGTTTCACACATTTTACCACCGGAGGAATAACCACCTAAAGAATCAATTAAATTATTCCACTCAACACTTGTCGGAATACGAAACCCTTCAGGTGCTAAACCACCATGAGCTGTATCATTAACGGCATATGAATTATAAAGTTTACCGTACTCCGGTTTATTACCAATAGTTATTTTAATATTCCAAATATTAGACACTCTAAGTCCGTCAATTAAAGATATTACACCAATACCTTGATTAAAACTAATAACATTTGGGGTTATTCCACTTTGACTTCCGGTTAATGGTCCTATAGTTGGTATGGAAGGTTCTAATGTTAAATCGTCAAATTCCTTAAATACATAGAGACTAGTTGTTGGTGATGAATTAATGGATGTTGATACACTATATTTAACAACCACAAGATATATTTGGTTAAAATTATATGTTGAGGAACTTTGAGTCACTATTGATGATGAACCAAATGACAACCCAAATCTAAATGTTGATGCTGTTACTGGTATTATAGACACTAAACCTCTTTCATCCCCATCTTTACTTTCCCTTAGACTAAAGAATTTTCCACCATTATTTGTTAACCTTGAAGATTTGATAAGGAATGAACAATAAATATTATTTGACCCTAAACCATTAAATGTGTTATACACACTTTCTCCACTGTAATTTAAAGAAATTGAATTATTTGTTAAAACTTGATTATAATTTGAAAATGTTAATCCTGTAGGAACTACCTTAATTGGGTTAATCCCTTCGTTTATTGTGTGTGGCAACCATTGATGAGGATTCCCTAAATAATCAATAGTTGATTGATACGATAAATTGGTTGTTGCGGAGTAATCAAAATTATCATCTAAAAGTATGTTTTCAAATGTGTCAATATAATCATAATTAATTCTACCATTTGGGTAACACCAAGCACCTTCAATTAACGATGACCATTGTGAATTAGTATAATTACTGGCATCAATAAGAGGTGTACCATCTCTATATGTTGTAACATCTAAATTAGTTGCTTGCCATTTATTACCACCGGAATATTCATTATTAGGTTTTTTGACATTCCCAAGACGAGCGTTAGTAGTTGGTGTAAAATAATTTTTAGTTCCATAATCAATAATAATAGTTACAACAATTATATCGCCACTTAAAGTTTTTAATTTAAAATTAGGTGATGGAACATCCTTAACTGTATAATTTGTGTCAACCCAAATAGTACCATCCCAAATAGATATTGTAACGTAGTCTCGTTTAAGATAGTAATCCGCACTTGAGGTAACTCTCCCTTTAGTTCCTCCCACCATAGGTAAATCATATTCAACTATATTATCTAATCCAATTGTACTTATCCCAAAACTATTAGTCTCTAATGAAGAATTACCTTCAGAATATACACCCCAATTAGATATTCTAAATGACCCATTTATTGGGCTGGATAATGTCCATTTACCGGTTGGAGGTTTTGTCCAATTATAACTGGAAAATGTTAATGTTACGTTTGTTAAATAAATAGGTTTAAGTGTTGGTGTTGGTGTTGGTGTTTGTGTTGGTGTTTGTGTTGGTGTTTGTGTTGGAGTTTTTGTTGGGGTTTTTGTTTGTGTTGGCGTTGTAGTTGGAGATAAATCGATTGTTTGTGTTGGTGTTGTTGTTGGAGTCGGGGTTAAAGTTTGAGTCCTTGTTGGTGTTGGTGTTTTTGTTGGCGTTTTTGTTTGTGTTGGCGTTTTTGTTTGTGTTGGTGTTGTTGTTGGGGATAAACCAATTGTTTGTGTTGGTGTTGTTGTTGGAGTTGGGGATAAACCAATTGTTTTTGTAGGTGTTGGTGTTGGTGTTGGAGGTAATTCCCCTAAACCTAATGTAACACATTCAGGTATTTGAGATGCACCAAAGACAAGATTATTAATTGTATTAACATATACAGCGTTATATGGATACAATTTATTAATTAAATATAGATTAGTCGATGTACCACCAGAGTTAATTGAGGTTATATAAATATTATCATCACTCGCAAAAATACCATATGTATCACAACTATTATTAGATAAAGATAGTGGAGTATCAACTTCTAGTTCACCTGTTAAATAATTCCATTGACTCAAGTAACAAATATCGCTATTCCTATCTGTATTAAGGGCTAAAAATTTATTGGTGGTTGTTTTATAAAAATCTCCGGTGATATATCTATTAGCAATTAATTCAAATTTATTTTTAATGGTTGTTTTTGCCCCCGACACATTAATCTCAACCACCCTTCTTGGATTAAAGAGACTATTTACACCCAAAAGAACGGTATCTGAAATTGCTGTAAGTCCATTATCCGGATAGAAATTATCTGAGTAGGTTATTAATCTATTATAATTTGAATAAAAACTAGGTAATTTTATATTATATTCAGAGAAACCTGATTCATTCATCAACCAAAGTTTATTTTTTGTGTGAGCAATATCAGGACCACCCTTATAAGTGTTACCACCTCTATTTGCGTTTGTTAGGGATAACTTTATTGATGTGTTTGTTGAAACAGAGTAATAATATACATTATCGTCATTATCGTTATATAAAACAGAACATAAAGGTACAATAGTTGGTGGTGTTTGTGTTGGAGTTGGTGTTTGTGTTGGAGTTGATGTTTGTGTTTTTGTTGGTGTTGGTGTTGGTTTAGGAGTCCTTGTAGGTGTCCTTGTTGGTTTAGGGGTTCTTGTAGGAGTTCTTGTCGGTTTAGGGGTTCTTGTAGGAGTTCTTGTCGGTGTTGGTGTTACTATCCATTCTTGATTTGACGGACATTCGGTATATAAAATATCTGTAGAAAAAAAAGTTCTATTAGGGTTATCCGCCCTATATAAAGTATTTCTCAAATCGTACATACCGCCTCTAGCATACGTACTGCCAAGTCCAACGTCTTTACGAAACTCCGTAGATGTACTACCCGAACTTATCGTTTTAAAGGTTAATTTACTTGAAAACTCAAAATCAGAGGTTGATGATATTTTAAAAGTGTAAACATCGTTAGTGTTAACATTTACATTATCAATACTTAGAACGGAGGGGTTATCATTAATTAAATCGTGACCGGATTGTCTTCTAGCAGAACCAGGGAGAGTAAGTACAGATTTAACTGTGTAACCAGACGGAGGTGTTCCCACATAAGGAACATTAGACCTAATAAAAATTGTATCTTTATTTTGACCTAATACGTCTCTACCCCACTCAAAAGTTTCTGGCGCCCAATAAAAATCTTCTTTATAGGGGTTAGTTTGGAGAAACCAATGGGCGTATCCACTACTATAAATTTTTCCCGGAAAATCACTAATAGGTCTTACAGTGGGAACAACGTTAGTATTGTCTTTAACAGAACTAATCGTTTTAGTTGATTCTTTAATTTCAACACCATTTTTAAATAAATGTAGTTTAAATACAAATGATTCGTTTGTCCAAATGTTAATACTTAACTCAACTTCTCTAAGATAATAATTCCCGGGTTTAAAAGAAAAACTACTATTTGTGGTAGAATATGTAAATCCATCCGTAGTTCCTGAACTTAAAGGTAACTTATCATATCTACTAAAAGTTAATAATTCTTTATCAGAGAAATTAGTTTTCACCACAGAAATATATGATGCGTTATCGGGTACCTCAACTCTAACACCTGTGTTAGTTGTTAAACTCAATTCAGGTATATTAGTTGCCAAATCTTGGCTAACCCCTATTGGGTTATATATATATGAAAGTTTTCTTACATTTCCTACATTATAATAAATGGAGTAGATACCATCGCTAGTTTGTTGATTTAATCTTACATCAAATTGTTTCATTTTATTTAATTCTTTTTTTTATTATGTAATTATGTTAAAGTTATTGTTCTCGTTTGTCCATTAATTAAACCAAATGGTGACCTCGCTACGGGTTGAGACCACTCCCAAAATTCACCAGAAGATTTATACCCCACCTCAATCATGGATGCTCGGAAAACTTCCAAATTACCTAGAACAACAAATCTTGTCCAATTTGGGATTATTGTACTCGAATTGTTAGATATTCTAATTGTAAAGGTACCTCCTAGTCCATCGGAATTTAACGTCCAAAACACCGATTTAAGAATAATGTTTGTCCCCCCAATAGGAAGATTAATAGATTGGTTAGTGATTGACCCAAAATTATTAAACATGTAACCCCATGTTATTTCTCTAATATTACCCACCGTTAAAGTAGCTATAAAATATGCTGGTGCGGGTGTTGGTGTCGGTGTAGTTGTTGGTGTTGGTGTTGGTAATAATGTTGGTATTTCTTGTGCGATGTAATTATAATTATTCCCCACCCCCAAATATTGACCCAATGTATTATAGGAACTGAAGGAGGTTGTAATATATACTCTAGCAACATATGTTATAGGTTGTGTGTAATCAATACTAAATGTATAATAATCATTAACATTTTCACAGTTAATAGTACTGGATAATAAAGTACCACCTAAAGACCATTCGTTTTGAATTGTGGTTGATGTTACACTAGAAAAAAATATGTCGTTTTTATATATTTTTAATGTAATTGGTATTTCACCTATTGGTGATTTTATTTGTAAAGACGCTGTCCTTTTTAGGTATGGACTTGAAAGTGAAAACTCGTTACATCTTGAAAATGATATGGAATCCTTTGCATCGTTAAAAACAAAACCAAATTGATTAGTTTTTGATAATGTTGTACCATCACCATTAAGTCTGTATTTGAATGGTATTATACTAGGTGGGGTATTACAATTTAATTTATCAATAACCCAATTAGAACCACCTAATGGTGAGATTATAACAATTCTAATGTATGATGGTAAAGATGTTAATTTATTAAACTTTAATCTTACGTTCCCATCAGAAATATCGGCACCATAATACCTATCAACACCTACTTGAGGTGAAGGTACTGAATTTTCTGAAAGTCTAACGCCATTACTTGCTATGTCAGATAATGAATACGATGTGTTAATTTTTTGTGGTATTGTTTGTTTCCACACATTATTCTCAAATACAAATTTATTTAATGATTTTATTTTTAAAATTTCATTAATATAATATTGACGATTAGAACTATTTAAAGAATCCCCCACAAATAAAGAATCCCCAACTAATTTATCGTTCCAGTAAATTTGAAATCTATCAGGGGTGTCTCCGGCGTTAAAATCTATTGATGTGATACCAGTTAATTCACCAATATTTGTTATCATTTCATAATAACCAACACTTAAATTTGAATTATTCGCGTTTGGGGAAAATGTGCCACCACAAGGTATTATTGTGTTATTAATATTTGGACATAGATATGACCCTCCTATTGAATATGTTATATTATTTAACGGCGACTTTGTTAAAATTTTAGTTATTGTAATTTCACTTATAATATCAGATGAATTAAAGAAAGAGCCGTAAGGTATTAATGTTTTAGTTAATGTTGAGGATGTTGTTGCGGTATATGTTTTAGATTTGTTGTTAACACTTTTCACAATAACCTCAACTGTAACTTCATTATGAACCGGAGTGTTACTATTTGTTGTTTTACTAATACCAATAATATTAAATCCTTTAATAGTTTTAGTATCACAATTTTCAGAAATATTTAACACTATTTCATCAGGTTTACTATAATAAAAAGGGTTGTACTCAATCCAATCTATTAGAGGTAAATAAAATCCTTCAGGTGCCGGAACATAAGTATTTCCGGAAAATAGTAATAAATCTTGAACAACTGAATAATCTGAGGATGTTTTTTTAATCAAACCTTGGTAGCACTTAACATTATTTTCTAGTGTTGTTGGGTCAAAAGTTCTAGAATCATCCATTAATTGTTTAATTTGAAGTAATGATGAAATAGATACATCAGTTAAAAACCAATTACTAATATATGAAGGGTAGAAGGTTATGGTTTTTGTCTCATTAGTGATTGTTTTTATTTTACCGGACTCTACTTGATATGTTTTTACCGGTTGATTAATAAGTATTTTTGATGGGTTTTCGTCATTACTACCTCCATATGGTGCACCGGTGTAATACCCTTCTAAAGCTTTTTGACATCCAGAAGGGTCAAAATAAACGGTTTTACCAACTATTAATCCTAACATATCTCTATTATCAAAAAATAATCTTACAGATTCTGAAATAACTGAAGAGTTTAAAAGCTCAAATTCTACCCACGATACGTTTGTAAATTTTGAATCTAAAATTCCGTAATATTCATCCGGAATTGATTCTGAATAATTTCCATGTGTTATAGCATACTCATACGATGTGTCTAATAATGTTTTAGCCTTATTATTTGCATCTAATTGACTAATACAACTAAACTCTTGACCAGCCGGAATCGTAATTTTTGTTGGGGTGAATATTTCTAAACCACAACAATTGTTAGGTACTTCCTTTTCATATAATATACTATAGTAAATGGTTCCCTTACAGATTGGTTCTGGTTTACCTGATGTGTAAGGTAATACTATTAAATGTTCCCAAAGTGTTACTAATGTTGGATTGTCCGGTGTTATTGAAGATTGTTGAGAATAGGTTATGTTTGTAGACCCTTCTTGGAAATAATTATAAAAACTTCCGGAACATTCGGTCTTACTTGTTATTATTCCGTCATAATTTTGATAATAATAGTAAATACCGTCACAATAAAATCCAGCGGTGGCGTTGGAACCATTTTTATTAAACAATTTACGATTAGTTTCTATATATGGTGTTGAGCAATATCTATGTAAGAATATTTTACAATCTTCTTGAGTAACTATCGTTGTTTTTTTGAAAAGTTTAATTACTATAAAAACCGCCAAAAGTCCAATGGCTATTATTGTACCTATACCGGGGATAACATTCAGACCCATAATTGTTGATGCGGCTGTGTATGTACAAACACAAGTACCGGCAACAATTATGGCGTTTAACGCTAAACTTGCAACACCCACACCAGCACCAGCGGCTGCAAAATTATTCCCACTTTTCCAATTCATGATTCCTGACATTCCTTGGAAACTTACTATTTTTCTCCAATCAAATTCACTATAATCATAACCATTTAATAATCCCGCACCTAATTTAATTAACGCGTGAACAGAACCTATGATTGGGTAATGAGATTTATTGGTAAAACTATATAAAGTAAAAGTATTTTTACTTGAGTTTTCTCTAATTTTATTGTCAAACCCAAAATAATAACGATAGGTAAGTGGTTGTGATATTGTTTCCGATAATATTATTTCTTTAATTTTACCAATATCACTCATTTTTGGAACCACACAAGCTGGTGATTCATCTTTAATTGAATCGTAATACGACCTAGGTCCATCTGTTATTGTTGTTGTTTTTACTTTTGAGAAGGCATTTTTTTTAATTGTTCTATAATAAGTAGTTGTACCGAAAGCTCTATCAAGTGACCCACCAACTTTATATACTTTATTACCATACCCATAATAATATGGTAAAGATGGATTATTAAATAATCGTGAGGAATAAACTAAAGTGTTATTTGTCCATTGAGATAATTCTGTAAAAGAATATAGTATAGTCCTTAATTTAGGTGAATATATAGAATCATATGGGGAATAAACATGCATACCCATATTATAAGAGTATACATTAACCGGACACCCGTATGAAATTGAAACTGAAGATACCTCATCTTTAACTTTAATTTGACCCAAACCAATATTAATCAATAATATATCCGAAGTTTTGGTTTGGTCGGAGTTTACTATAATATAAAACCTTGTATTTCCTCTAAGACCATCTTTCATAAACACATTCACATTCATTAACGATGAATCTGACGGAACATATAAACCATCTTTAGTTGCAGACACTGATGTTGAGGCTCCGTTAGGATGTATAAAAGACACGCATCCGTAATCTATATTATCGGAAGGGTGAATCTCAATTGTTACTACACCATGATTTTTATTACTTAGTTTTAATGGGATTACTTTAGTTGCAAATCGTAGATTTCTAGGGAAATCAGAATTCGTTATAAATTTAGGTGAAGATGAATCGTAATCTGATTCCGTAAAAGTGTATATTGGTGATGAACTTTCTAACATAATTATATTTTATTAATTTCTTATTAATCTAACTGATAATCCAGCTGCTTTCCAATTAGTTGAATTTGAATCACTTAAAAATTTACTTGAATGACTTAAATTATATTGATAAGCTGTTGGTTTCCCATTAACTGAAAGATTTCTATCGGTTGATGTCCACCAATAACCAAATCTATTTAAGTCAGTAAACTTATTCTCGCTTCGTCTAACACCAAAACTAAAAGTTTCTATCATTCTAATACCTCCGGGTAAGGCAGTAAAACCACTTTCATTAGTGGCTCCTGAATTCGGTGAATCCCAATGAGAGAATCCAACTTCTTTCAGACTCCCACCGGAACCTAAATCAACACCTCCACTATTTTCAAAATTATTCACTAACCATATAATGTCATCTCTTGTTGGAATACTCCAACCGACAGGGGCTAACCCTCTTGAATCGTTTACCGCATACCAATTATATAATAATCCGTATGTGTTACCATTAGATGTATCGTTATTATAATAACAATAAGCTCCTGTAGTTAAATTCGCCCACTCTGTTGCTCCGGTTACAAGTGGTATTGGGTCACCATTATTATAACGGGTAATGTCTAAATTTTTAGATGACCAAGTTCTATTATATGTGCCCCATGAGTGAGTTCCTCTAATAGTTATAGAATTGATTAAACCGGTGGTATTATATTGACTATTACATTCAAGAATATCTGAACCACAAAATGTTTTATTTACAATAACACCATTTCTAACTTCGTATATTTCTGAATATGGGGAATATTGACCATTATTTAATTGTGAGTAAAAACCATCTGAGGTTATAATACCAGACGATGATGGTCTAACACTAACTGTTGAGTCATAATTCACATAACCACCATTACACCCAATTCCGACAGTTTGTTTGTTAAATTGTGTTTTGGTAATTAAGTTAAAGGTTATTATTTGATTATTTTTAGACACATATTTTAATTTGTAAACATCAATAGGTCTATTAACAGGGTTTCCTTGTATATTTAACACTTCAATATTGGTATTTCCGGTTCTCTCAAATCTTAAATATTTTTCATTATTTTTATATAGAAAAACAATATATGGTATTGTTATATTTGATGGACGGCACTCAAGTTCTATAATTTTTGTACCAATGTTTCTATCACATTTAATTAGTCTTCCTTCCGTATAAGAACTCTCAGTTTTTTCTCTAAAAGTCCCCCCTCCACTGATTTCGGAAGAACTAATATCAAATGACCACCCAACTCTATGTGTTGTTGACACACCAGAAAAAGTTATTAAAGATTCTAATGTTGAATTACCATACCAATATGTGTTATTGGTGATACCAACATTGTTGTATAAATTATTAGTGTTATCAAAATATACATTTTTTTGTTCATCACATGATGAACATAATTTATCTTTATCAATATTAAAACAAAAATTGGAACTTTCATATGAACAATCCTTATCAAACACTGCGTACCAAGATGTTTCATTTCTGAATGTGAACTCCGAGGTGTTTGTGCCTACCGGAAGAAATATCCCCTGTTCACCGGTGGGTTCAAATCCCCACCCTAAAAATACAGACCCATTTGTTGGGATTACTGTTATATTAATCAGAGCACCTTCTTTACCAATTTTAGTTATTGTTGTACCTGTAATTTTTCCATCTGTAATTAATCCGGAAGAACAAGACGATTTAAATATGGTGTTAAAAACCAATGTTGCGGAACTTGGAAAGACTTCAGTAACTGATATCCCAAATTCACATACATCATCCGGTGTTGGTAATAAATTCATTTTTTAATTTTATTTGTTAATCTTATTTTATTATATATATATATCCTCAAATTATAATTCAAACATTAATTGGTGTTTGAGTTGGTGTTGGAGTTAATGTATTGGTAGGTGTAATTGTTGGAAGTCATTGATGTTATTGTAACTATTTGACTCATAGATATATTTTTTATTTTAATTAAGGATAAGTCATTATTAATACTAACGGGCCGTCAGGTTCTGACCCATATAATTTATTACCAATCGCAAACATCACCTCATATTCAGTTGTAAATGATTGTAAAACTGTACCATCAGAATTTAATATTATGTAATATATTGATGGTATCCCATTATAAGAGGTAAAATCACCATTTATTAATAATTTATTTGTCCAAATAATAGATGAGGGATAATAAAGAATGTTATTAAATCCTGTACCACTTGTAAAACTATTGTCAATTGTTCCGTCCAAATTTAATTTAATAATCCTGTTGGCGGAAATACCCTTATAAGTTGTAAAACTTCCAAAAACGTAAAATGAGGTCTCTCCAGATATTCTTAAAAATCCATTAACGTTATTATTAAATCCTGTACCACCCGTAAAACTAAAATCTATTTTTCCATCAGATTTTAATTTTATAATACGATTAGATGAAACACCACTAAAACTACTAAAAACTCCACCAACAAACATAGAATCATCAGAATTAATTAAAACCGCGTAAGGTATATTATTAAAACTAGTTGATGCAGAAAATGTCATATCCATAACACCATTACTATTTAACTTTGTTAAAAATGACATAGGTGGATTAACACCATTATATTGGTTATACCTTCCCGGAACAATAATATTTCCTAAAGAATCAATATCCGATTTAGCAGCATAATTAATTGATTGCCCATAAAACCCACTACCGGTAACAAAACTAGTGTCAATACTACCATCAGTATTTAATCTAATTATTCTAACACTTGATGTTCCGTTATATGATGTAAACGTACCGAAACCTATTAATTTACCGTCGGGTTGTTGTATTATACCTTCACCAGAATAAAATACTGAATTAAATCCTGTACCCACATTAAATGATGTGTCAATTGTTAAATCTTGATTTAATTTTATAATATGTTTTGAGGATGTATTATTTTCACTATATCCAGTAAAATATCCATAGAAATACGCAGAACTATTATTGTCAATAAAATAAAGTAAATATTGACCATTAGGTAAAAATTTATATTGAGGTGTTGGTGTATTAGTTGGTGTATTAGTTGGTGTATTAGTTGGAGTATTGGTTGGAGTATTAGTATTTGTTGCCGTTTGTGTTGGTGTTTGAGTTGGAGTTTCAGTATTTTTCGGGGTTGGAGTTGGTGTTATTTCGGTTGTCTGACAAGTATTATTAACACAAACATCATTTATTGATATTATCACATTTTCATCGGCGAACGGTGATTTACCACAAAAATAAAAAGTTGTTGATTGAGGAATTATACCATTAAATATAGTCCCATTACATTGAGTATAACCAAAATTTAAATTACCAACCCCAACATTAATAAATGCAATGCAATTACACGAAATATTTGTTGGAGTTATTGTTGGAGTCGGTGTTAATGTTGGTGTCGGAGTTGGAGTGAAACAATTGATGTAATTTATTGTATTGCAACCTTTACTATCGGTAACAACTACTAATAATTGATTAACTCCATTTAGTTGTGTTGGTGGTGTTACAGTTACAGGTGCGGAAGTCACACCGCTAATTGCAAAATAACAATATGTATATGTAATATCACATACTGTGATACTAAATGGTGGATTCCCTACTAAACTAGTTATTTCTATTGATTGCATATTGATAAATATAATTACATATCATTTTAATTAAATTGTTTTTATTGACAAACATATTCGTTTCGTTATTTTTACAGATATGAAAAAAGTTTTAATTATAACCCCACATTTAAGTACTGGCGGAGCTCCACAAGTCACTCTTAATAAAATAAAGTTATTGAAAGACGATTACATTATTAAATGCGTTGAATATTCATTAGTTGCTTGGAACTATGTAGTTCAACGAAATCAAATTAAAGATATACTATTATCTAATTTTCATTCATTAGGTGATAATAAATCTGAAATTATTGACATTATAAAAGATTTTAATCCTGATATTATTAGTATGGAAGAATTCCCTGAATTCTTTATGGATGATAATATCACAAAAGAAATATATAAGGAAGACCGTGGATACATCATATTTGAAACCACTCACGATTCTAGTTTTGCTGTAACATCAAAAAGATTTTTCCCTGATAAATTTATATTTGTAAGTCCTTTTAACGCCTTTAGATATTCCATCTTTGATATCCCATATGAGATAATTGAGTATCCTGTGGATGTTAAAGTAAAAAATCAAAGAGAGAATCAAGAGAAATTAGAATTAAGTTCTGATTGGAAACATGTGGTTAATGTTGGTTTATTTACCGCTAGAAAAAACCAAAAATATCTTTTTGAGATTGCCGAATACTTAAAGAATTATAAAATTAAATTTCATTTTATTGGGAATCAAGCGGACAACTTTAAAGATTATTGGGAACCTTTAATCAATAACAAACCTAAAAACGCAATTATTTGGGGTGAGAGAAATGATGTGGATAGTTTCATTCAAGCGTCAGATATATTTTTCTTTTCATCAAAAGGTGACCGAAATAATAAGGAGTTAAACCCTATTGCTATCAAAGAAGCGTTAGAATATAAAATACCTATGATGATGTTTAATTTGGAGGTTTATTGTGGTAAATACAATAATGAAGAATCAATCACTTTTTTAACCGGCGATTTAAAACAAGATTCAGAAAACTTATTAAATATTTTGGGTATTGAGATTGACGATAAATTAACTTCACATATAAATGATGATGAGGTGATTATTATAAGTACTTACCCTGACACTATTAAACGCAAAAATTTAACTATTGAATGTATTGAAAGTTTTAAAAAATTAGGTAGAAAGATTATTTTAGTATCTCATTACCCGGTATCAAATGAAATTCAGAGTATGTCAAATAAACATTAATGGGTTATCAAAGTCAAATCAATCTTTGGCTGCACATATGAATTTTATCAATGGAGCTAAATTGGCTAAAGATATTGGAGCAACAAAACTTATGATAGTTACTTATGATGTTATTTTAAATGATTTGGACATCCCTTTAATTGAGGAATATTTTAATAAATTAACATCTTGGAATTGTTGTTTATCCTATATGGATAATGGTATTGAGACAACATCAATGGTGTTTAAAACTAATTATTTTTTAAATACTTTTTTAGATATTACTGATGAAGAAACCTTTAACAATCATTGTTCTGAATTAAATTGTCATAATTTTTTAGAAAATTATTACATGAAAATTTTAGAAGGTAAGGAAAACCTTTGGATTGTACATAATAATCAAAAAACAATTTTACCAAACTCCGGTTTGGGAGTGTCATCTAATTCAGAGTATTATTCTATTTTACCGGTTAATGAAACTAAAAACAGATGGGTATTCTATTTTTATACTTATAATATTGATAATCGTAGATTAGAATTAATAATTAATAAATCCGGTCATAATATTTTTAGAGATTCTATAATTATTTCCGATAGAGCAAAATATTTTAAACATATTGATTATGATGGAGAACCTATTGAAATCATCGTTTCGTTTTATGATGAAGGTAATTTACATAAAACGGAAACTTATAAACTAAACGACACTACGATTCACGAATATTATAACAATGGGTTCTTTAATGAATCAATAACAATGAGAAATAATTTAAAATGAAAAATAGTATAGTTGTTAATTATTTAGAGGACACTAAAGAGAAAGTAAAAACAATCATTGATAAAATTAATTAAAAAAAAAATGAGAATAACTCAAGTAACTCCGGGTCTAATTCCAATCCCCCCTAATGGATGGGGTGCCGTCGAAAAAATATTATGGTGTTACCATAACGAATTTAATTCATTAGGTCACGAATGTAAAATAAAATATTTAAACGATGCCATCACCGATAATTCAGATATAGTACATATTCATGTGGCTAACTTAGCGTTAGACGCAGCTGAAAGAGGCGTTCCTTACATTTTTTCCCTACATGACCATCATGTGGTTCATTATGGAAAAGATTCGTTTAACTATCGTCAAAATTTAGAGGCAATGCAAAAATCCGTGATATCATTTTGTCATGCAGAATATTTAATTGATTATTTTGAAGGGACTGATAAATTATTTTATCTATCTCATGGGGTAGAAGTTGATTATTTTAAAGTTGATAATTTATATAGAGAAGAACATAAATTACTTTGTATAGCCAATAATGGTATTGGTGGTGACTCTTCGTTTGATAGAAAAGGATTTAGATACGCCATAGAGGCAGCAAAAAAATTAAATCTTCCAATAACAATTGCCGGACCGGAAAACAATAAATTATTTTTCCAACATCACCCTGACTTATTAGAATATGAAAAATTAACACTATTATTAACCAATTTAAGTGAAAATGAAATTTTAGAGTTATATAAATCACACTCAATATTTTTACACCCATCAATATTAGAGGCCGGACACCCAAATTTAACATTATTAGAAGCGGTGTCTTGCGGACTTCCTGTTGTTGGAACTTACGAGGGGTCTCAAAAAATAGATGGTATGGTTGTAACAGAGAGAAACTCTGATAGAGTTGCAGAATCAATATCTAAAATAATGAATGAATATGAAAAATATGTTGATTTAACTCAAAACAATAGAACAAAATTTGATTGGACGACCATTTGTAAAAGAATGATTAGAATGTATGAAGTGGTTACCACAATAAAAAAAGAATACTCGTCAGAAGAAACCAAAAATTTATTTATAAAAAATTTTAACAATACACCAAAAACAATGAAATTAATAAAACCAAACAACCAAAATGTAAAATATAATTTTCATTTTGTTAATCAACCTTTTTTTGAAATATTAGGAGAAAGTGATAAAAAATTTAATGTGGAATTTTATGACGATAATGGATTACATCATCACACAGAATTATCGTCAAACATGTGGACAAAAGTAAGTAGAGAATACTTCACAAATTGGTATATCAAAGTTTCTTGTGATAATGAGATTGTTTTTGAATATAACCTTGATTTAACAAACAGAAGAGTTTTCATTTCTTTTGAATCTAGTTCGTTGGGTGATAGTATTGCTTGGATTCCGTATGTGTTAGAATTTAAAAAACAACATAATTGTATCGTCATTGTATCAACTTTTTGGAATAAGTTATTTAAAGAATCTTACCCTGAATTAGAATTTATTGAACCAGGTTCAACAGTGGAGAATCTATTTGCGTTATATAGAATTGGATGGTTTGAAAATAAACATAAGGAACCTATTTACCCCAACACAATACCATTACAAAAAACGATAACAAATCTTTTAAAATTAGATTATACCGAAATTAGACCGAAACTTGATTTTACACCTAAAGAAAAACCTATGGTTGATAAATACATTACAATAGCCGATGAATCAACCGCCGGATTAAAATTATGGAATAATCCAAAAGGGTGGCAAGAACTAATTGATTATTTAATTGGGTTAGGTTATAAAATTATTAACATATCTAAACACGGAGGAAACTATAAAAATGTTACAAAATTAAAAGATACGTCAATAGAAAATACAATGAACTATATTTACCATAGTGAATTTTTTATAGGGTTGTCAAGTGGATTGTCTTGGCTTTCATGGGCGTTAGGAAAACATGTTGTTATGATTTCTAATTTTACCAAATCTGACCACGAATTTACATCAAACTGCACTAGAATAATAAATGATTCTGTGTGTAATGGATGTTGGAATAAATCAGAATTTAGGTTTAACCGTGGTGATTGGAATTGGTGTCCCGAACATAAGGGAACCCCTCGTCAGTTTGAGTGTCACAAATCAATAACCTCTGAAATGGTGATAAAACAAATACAACATTTACTATAACAAAAAACCCCTTAATAGGGGTTTTTTTATTGTTTTCTAATTGAGTCTATGATTTGATTTACATCAAAAATTTCATTTAAATCATTATACGGAATACTTGTCATATCTTGAAATAGTAAATATTTTGAATAATGACTATGGTCTAACATAATCTCTTTTGTTGGCGTATTAGCAATTATATTGGTATTGGTGTGATATCCGAAAACATTGGGGTTAGTACCAACCCAAGTAACAACTGAAGGAAGATTTAATGATGCCGCAATGTGCATAACACTTGAATCAATTAATAATCGTTTTTTAGATAAACTCAATAAAATTGCAATACTTCTAAAATCATCTAATGCTTGTAATGTATCTTCATAAACAAATTGGTCTTCTCTTTTAATGTGAAGAATAGCATAATCATTTTTAAAATATCTAATCACTTCCTCTATCGTTGGTTGAGGTATATCACGAGTCCAACTATATTTTAATGGTTGTCCTGCCGCTCCACCATTTGGTTGGATAACCATAATTGGTTTATCCACTTTATAGAATTGTGTGAAGTATTGTTTTTCGGCTTCAGATATAAAAATTTCAGGTAATTCACCTCTATAATTAATACCGAACATTTCACACCAAATTTGGATTAAATGTTTTGATTCTGTAATGTAATCCGATGTTTGATATGGTTCACCAACAAACACTTTAGATTCTTGATTCATTATATATTTGGCGTAAATACCAGATAATTGTCCATGGTTTAACACCTTGTTCATATTTGGATTGTTAATAAAAACATCCGGATAACCTGACACTACAATTATATAAGCGTCAGGATATTGTCGTCTAATCGCTTTTAGTACAGCAGTCCCCATTACGGATTTTCCCAATCCACCTTCTATTGAAAATATTATATTCATCTTTATTTTTTTAATTGTTTAATATTTTTTTTATACATTCATTAACCCCAATGTTCGTGGTATC